ATTTACTTACTCCACGAGATTTTTTAACGTTACCTTTTTTATCTGTAGTAACAGTGTTCTTATTCATCGCCAACCTTTTATTTGAGCCTAGCTCATAGGTAGGGGTTTTAACTGTAGTGCGTCTTTCTGTACGCTTCTTTCTAGTAGGGAATGTTTCCGCTAAAGGTTTAGATAAATCTCTCATTTTAGATTGTGCTTATGCCATTTTAAATTATCACTACGGTACTCCATGCCTTTGTCTGCACCATAAGAATGGCCGTACATTTTTTTAGACATAGCTTTAGACTCATCTCTGCGAGAATGCATAGATTGAGACTTCTTTCCGTTACGTGCGCCTAGTGACTCATCGAGTCTTGAGTTGTATCCTTGGTTTTTCATGTTACAAATATAGGTATATAAAGTTTGGTTTATTTCTTAGACTTAGCTCCCACACATTTCCACCGCTTGCGAGATAAGTTGTTGGGAGTGTTAGGATTGCTTTGTTTCTTCTTAGATAATCCTCTCTTGATGCCTAAGCTACGAGCACAGTAACTGTCACCCTTAGAAGTGCCCGGTCTGACTCGTGGACCGCCACCCTTAGCTTTGCCCGCCTGTCCATAGCTAACCTTCTTTCCGCTAGCAGTAACCTTTACTTTAGCTTTACCCTTCCTAGGTCTAGACATTCTTGTTTTAAGAGCCATAGCTATTTAGAGTCAGGGACAGATATAGTAGCGCTAGTACTAAAGGTGTGTACTCCGGTAAATTCTTTAAATTTTTCTGTGCCCGCTTCCATACAGGTAGATTTTTCCTTACCTGTAATTCCGTGAGAAAATAATTTCTTTCCAACACCTATTTTAGCCTCTTTAAGAGAAGACGCAGAAGAAGTAAATACAACAGCGACTTTGGTGAATGTCTGCGGAACTTTCTTTTTTGCTTTAGTTTTCTTAGCCATAGCTTATTCTATTTAGAAGGAGGAAGAGGAACGTCGCGTCCGGAAGGGGAAGCAGGAGACTGAGCATTAGTGCTAAAAGTATATTTCCCTGCAGAGTTTTGAGTTAACTTGCCTCGGTTCATAGCATTACCTAAGTCAGCCCCGGTAATTCCCTGAACAGAAAGTTTTTGGCGAACCATTTTTTTTGCCGTCTCCCTACTGATAGAGGAAGCTTTAAAACCCGGCTGATTAAAATTTGGAGGAGTAGACTTCTTTTTTGGTTTTTTTCTTTTAGTCATAGTTTATTTTTTTTTGATAGTCTTCAACTTACCGTTAGTAGTTCTAGCATAAGTATGCGTCTTAGTTTCCCTAATAAAAGTTCCACTATACTTTTTACCACCGTATGTCCATGTTACTTTTTTAGCCATTATTTTTTATGAGTATAGCCTTTTTTCTTTAAAGATAAATGCTGTTTCATAGTAGAGGCAACTTTCTTGATGCCCGTTTTACTGTACATATTATGAGCTTTAAATTTCTTAATAGCCATAGTTTATTTCTTTTTACGGCCAAAGCCCTGCAAGCCTTGTAACCCCGTAACGCTACCCCTAGAAGCCTGACGCTTCTTACGACGAGCAATAGCTCTATCGCTACGCATTTTTGTGATAGCAGCTTTACGGACAGAGTTACGCTTTTTGTTCGCGTTAGTTATGTCAGACAAAACTTTTGATAAAGGACTTTTTTTCTTTTCTTCGTCAGCCATAGTAATGTGTTTAACTTTGTCAAAGTTACAATAAAAAAAATCTAATTGAATTTACCTCACGATTACCTCAAATTTTGGAGAGTGATACGGTACTTTATAAAAGCAAAGTACGGACTCTCACAGTCAGACCTAGACGCTCTGCTATTCCTATACACAGAATCATACTTCGATAAAGCAAAGTTTAAAGAGTTTGATAGACTCGTCAGTTGGGACCTGAATAGGTTTAATAGGCTCCTGAGAGATGGTTGGATAGACGTTTTCAGAAAAGGAAGTGGGAAGAGAAGAACTTTGTACGAGATATCGTACAAAGGAAAACGAGTCGTAAACTCTATATACAAAAAATTGAGTGGAGAGGAAATCCCTACCACCCAATCTTCTAATCCTTTGTTTGCAAAAAATGTCTCATATACTGACCGGATATACCGACAGATGATAGAGGAGATGAATGCCGCTACACGACAACGACGACATCAGGCTCCCGAATAATCGTAATGACTTTTTCATCAATCATCATACTGTGTCCCGCTCCCCTGTCGTAGAAGATAACGTCGCCCGCTTTAATCTGCGTCACCTCCGTTCCCGGAGCTACAACCGTTCCCTTCCTATAACGGAAGTCTCCAACATCTTGTGCCGAGAGAACTAACCCACTCGAAGTCTTTACCTTCTCCTCAATAGGTTTGATGGCTATATATTTTCCTATAGGTTTCATATCTTAGTATAAATTATTATTGTTTCAAGTTTACAATCCTCGTTAGGACACGCTAGGTTAGAGACGATACCATCCTCATCTACAAAGCCATAGTCCTCATACGAATGGTCACCACCCCATATCATCTCGGTGGCGCAAGAAGGGCAAGTCATTCTTTCTCTAAAGAACGAGCCATAGTAATAATGGCATTAGTACTCAAGATAGTTGTAGCTACCGAGACAGCGTTCTGCAAAGCTACCTTGGTAACCTTTAGAGGGTCTATAACACCCATATCTATCAGGTGGCCATACTTACTATTCTTTACGTCATAACCTTCTTTAGGATGCGCCTTATCACCTGCGTGCCAATCTCTATAGTACACATCATCAAAAGAAGTACCTGCATTAATAAGAATCTGCTCAATAGGAGCTACAAGAGATTGAGAAAGCACTTGTCTTGCCATCTCTTTAGGGTCAATATCAGACTCCTTACTTAAGCAAGCTTGTATAGAATTGTATAAAGCCATACCTGCTCCCGGAAGGATACCCTCCTCTAAAGCAGAACGTACAGCACACACCGCATCGTCAACACGGTCAAATAACTCTTTCTGCTCTAGGTCAGTTTGTCCACCTACATGGATGACACCTATACCACCCGTAAGGGTAGCTATACGAGAACGGATAAATTCCTTCTCAACTTTTTTCTTTTCTTTCTTAACAGCTACACGAAGCTGAGAGATACGCTTAGATAACTCTTCACTAGCATTGTCAGAAGATTGAAGAAGGATAGTAGACTCTCTTCCAATAACAGCCTTAGAAACAATCCCCAAGTCAGTAGGCTCCATAAGACTTAAATCGTCACCCGTCTTCTCACTGAAATACGTCGCCCCTACAGCTGCCGCAATGTCTTGCATCAACTCGTGCTGCTTATACCCGAAGTTAGGAGGAGAGATAATGCAAACCTTTAACCCGTTTTTCATAACGTTAGCAGCTAAAGTATTCGTAACTTGTTGAGAGACAGGAGCTATGATAAGTAGCTTTTTCCCCGTGGGGATAATGTGGTTTAAAATTTTCTCTATCTGTAGTACACTGCTCACCTCAGCGTCAGAGACCATGATGTTGCAGTCGTCTAAAATACACTCGTCACGAGAGTGGTCGTTAATGAACAAAGGAGCTGTATATCCCTTGTCTATCTTGATACCGTGAGTGGTCTCGAAAGTGGTCTCGCTAGATTGACTGTTCTCAACCGTAACAATCCCATCCTTACCAACAGCTTTATATACTTTGGCAATTATCTCACCCACCGCTGCGTCATTATTACTTGAGATAGTAGCTACGTCAAGAAGACGCTTGTCAGTTAAAGGCTCACTAATACCCTCTAGATGCTTGATGATATCTTGAGTGTATTTGCTAAGATGACGCAAAGCCTCAGTTGTGTTTGCTGAACCATGTCTATCTATATTGTCGTAAAAAGAACACACCAAAGCCTCCGTAAGGACAATAGCAGTAGTCGTCCCATCGCCCGCCTCAGACGCAGTCCTGTCCGATGCCTCTTTCATCATCCTAACAGCTAGGTTCTCTACCGGGTCAATTAGGTCAACAGCCTTAGCTACAGTAACACCATCCTTGGTGACCGTAATGCCGTGCGTGTGGTTGGGAGATTCAATGAGTACCGTTTGACCGCTTGGACCTAACGTGCTCTTTACAGCTTTAGACATCTTAGTGACGCCCGATATTAATCGTAAACGACCCTCGTCGTCAAACTGTAAGTCTTTGGGAGAGTATCCCGAATTGTCTTTAAACATAAGATTGGATTTAATTTAATTCAAAGGTATGACAGAAGTGTCAAACTTTCTTCTCTATATAGAGAGAGAGAGAAAACTATATGTATATATTTTTCCCCCTATAGGAGAGGAGTAAAAATAAGCATTTAAAACATTGAGATTGATAATCAATAAGTTACAAAAAAATTATCGTCGTATAATCGACATAAGAATGACAGATAATCGACATTAAGTGAAATAAGAAAGGGGAACCTATAAATAGAATGCCCCTTTCTACCAATCAATTAATGCATGGACTACATCAATCTAAACATTTCTTTGCGCCTTTCAGCAATGCCGATTCCGTCAGCAATACATTCAGCCTTATAACGATGCTTCATTTGTTGGCGTAAACGAGATGCCTCAGCTATTCCCGATTCCCCAACAGGACGGTTGTTAATTAAACGACCATCCTTTATTGTAAGTCCTTCTCCTTTCATAATAGTAATTTTAGTACCCCGCTAAGGTACGCTAAAAAATTTTATTAGATGTTTAGAGTATTTGGGTTCCCCCCCGTTCCGCGCGACGAGGTGCGATTCCCAAACCGATTTCTTTTTTGCGCTCTGAGTCAAAAACCTTTGCGCACGTTCCTAATTTTTGGCGTTTTTTCTAGACCTGCACCGCACCCAATAGAGCCGTATCGATGTACGTCTGTCTGTCCGTTGTACGTCTGTCTGTCCGGCTGTCTGTCCGTCCATCCTTCGCGCTCCGCTCCTATGCTTTGTCACGACCAAGCAAGAAAGCAATGAGGGTTCGAACCCTCGCAAGTGTTTAGAACCTTCCCTTTACCCCTCAGCCCTCCTTTACACCCTTAACAATTAGCCGTCATTATTTCATTGCTTTGATACGTTCAAATTAGTATTACACTATTAATATACTAAGAATGTAAATTAATTGCACAACGTTGTTGAATTACACTAAAATTGTACTATATTTACACACGCGGCAGCAATAATGCTCCGTAAAACAGCGTAAAACGCTAAAAATCAACAAGTTATGCCTAATTTATTACCAATCGAAACACAGTTTGTTAACGGCTTTACCTATGAAGGAGGGAGTTTACAACAGTTACACACGTTACAAGATGCTGAAGGAAATTTGAAAAAGAAGCAGTTCGAAAAATCATTAGCCCAAGCCCCACAAGTGAGAGCCGCCCTAATTCATTTTACATCTAAGGATGGACAGAGGCAGCTAGCGGAGTCCGGTCTATCATGGAACAAAAGCGAATTTGTGGAAAAAGCGTTAAGATTTTCAGACCGTTCACAAGCTAATTTGCTTGTAAGAATAGCTGACCGAAACGATGCGCACCCCGAACTCATAACCAAATACAAGCGCGAACAGACACGACTAGCAACAGCAGGACAGAAAGCCCCGCGAAGCGTTCAGCACTTTGACAAATGGAGTCGCGCTTTATTAGACCAAGCCACCGAAACGGGCGAAACTATTGAGGACGTTGTGGAGGGTGCTGAGGTTGAAGCCACAGCGGAGCCAACGAATAGCACGAACATGGCACAGTTTCGTTTTAAACATCCTATTCACGGCAATGTCGTGGTGAACATAGACGAACATGGAGCCGTCACGACTACTAACAGCGACGAAGCCATATCGGAGTCCCTTGCGGCCTTTATGCAAATGCTTAGTACTCCTATGGAGGTCGCAGCATAACAGCTATAAAGTGAGGGTTCAAACCCTCACTGCTGTCGGACGGTGTTTTCCGTTCCTGATGAGTCCATGAGGACGAAACAGCCAATCAATTAACGGGTAATGGCCTACCATTAAAATATCATGAATTACTCTAACACAAGAGCTATTTTAGTTAGTCTTAATCAAAACCTATGCGAAGGGCAAGAGATTGTAATTTCAGAAGATGCCGAATTATGCGACCTGCATACAGTTAAGGAAATAGGTTTAAAGCATGTCATTATAGACTCATATGACACGTTATTAATCAAATTCGAAGATTTAGCGGTGATAATGGTGACTGAATATTGTGATACTATTTTAGACTATAAGACAGTACAAACAATTAAGACAGTTAGAACGATTAACCTTTAACGGGGTGAGGGTTCAAACCCTCACTGCTGTCGGGTGATGTTTGTCACTCCTGATGAGTTCAAAAGAACGAAACAGCAATTTAATTTAATTTACTTTTATTATGGGTGTAAAATTTGAAAATGACAGCAACCGAAATCGCGGTCAAATGTCTAGCTATCACAGAAAGCCTAGCTTTAGAAACTACAACGGAGGGGCGTCACTCGGTGACATAGCCAACGTGAAACCAATGGACCGGGATGCGATGCGCATGAGTTCAGCCTTAGAAGTGAGGGCAAAATTTACAATCGGTTTTGAGATTGAAAAAACCCGACTCGGTCGCGGTTCAGTTCGTCCGTATCCTTTGTTCTGTGGGTTCGAAACTGATAGCAGCTGCGGTTATGAGGCCGTCACGAATATCTTACCGCTTATCGGGGCGTGTGTGTGGCGAACTAAGGTGTACAACATGTTTCATGAGGCTGAGAGAGTTATAGATGACCAATGGAGTCCAACGGATTACCGTTGCGGAGGTCATATGACCGTTGCGGCTGAGGGTGTCAGCGGTGCTGAGTTACTTGAAAAAATGCGACCGATATCGGGCATTATACTTGCGTTATATCGTAAACGTCTAAACCATCACTATTGCAATGAAAATATGACCATGTTACCACGTGGCCACGAGAACGTGTACAACGGCTCAGGCCGTAGCAGTGTAGCTAATGTCAAAGGTGACACGGTTGAGTTTCGTATCCCTTCACGCATCCAAAACGTGAACACGTTGAAGCGACGTTACGAGCTCATGTACATCCTAGTAGACAGCGCAATGAAAGGTCACACGCTTTCACAAGCGCAAAGGAGATATGCCCCGATTGTGTTAGCCATGTACGATGGCGATGTTGATAAGGCTAACAAGGTTATGCAGTTAGCGAAGGCGTTTTGCAAGTTCATTAAGACCGGCAAAATTAACGCGGAGGTGTTACCCTTCGTTGATAGGCATGGACGTAATACAGACCTTTACACGAGATGTGCGAGAGAGCTACAGTTATCCTCACAATGGTGAGGGGGTGATGGGGTGAGGGTTCAAACCCTCACTCCGCTGTCGGGCGGTGTGTACTGCTCCTGATGAGTCCTAAAGGACGAAACAGAAACCAACAAAATTGTGTGTTATGATTATTAAAGATTGGAGTAAAGATGAGTTACTGATGCTCAAAAAAATTGAGGAGTTACGCACGGAGTTAACCTCTGTCCGGAAGGAGTTAGAAAAAGTGCGAGATGATTACGAGGCTGACTCTGTTCGGTTTTTCGGGAAGAGCCCTACCGGATGGAATACCCTAGACAATGAAGAGGGCAAAATAAACGGATGGGAAGGATAACAGCTAGAAGTGAGGGTTTGAACCCTCACTGCTGTCGGGTGATGTGTATCACCCCTGACGATGACTGAAAACAGTCGAAACAGCCAATCAATTAACGGGTGATGACCCACCATCAAAATGTTATGACAAAGATTTATTTACCCCTGTTAAAAGAACAGAAAGAAAGAAAGATATTATTTTCTTCTACGCTGTCGGAATACAGATTCGAAACGCCTGAGAGTACACGACATGAATTAAGCGAAAGTTTGTATGTCGATGACTACAAGGAATTTGAGAGACGCGAAGGACTGTTAAAAGATGACAGTTTTTTCAACGCTTCACAGTATAACTATAATATAATCCGAAACTAAAATGAGAAAGATAACAAGAGATTCAATCAATGCCTTTATGAACGACAGACCTTTCAAGAGACAAAACATGCGAGTAAGAATATTAATACACAGAAGCAACAGCGGAGAACCTAGACGCTCAGTATCAACAGAATTGCTATTACATGATAACGTAATCGCATCGCGCTCTCATGGGTTAAACAGAACTATATCTATCACAACTTGCGGATGGCAAACCACCACCACCAAAGAAAGATTAAACGGAATTGAGGGCGTGAACATTGTGCAGCGAAACTTTCAATGGTACTTGAATGGTGTGGCGTGGGATGGGAATTGGATAGACTTAAATGGTGAGTTTTTTGATTCTGACCAAGACGAAGCGGATAGACTGCGACTACATAAAGCTCTTAACGAATTAAACAACTAAGAGAAAAAGTGGGGAGTGAGGGTTCAAACCCTCACTCCTTTATAACTCACTCACTGACAGCGAGTTATAAGTTTTATTGCAATACATTAGGAATTACACAATAATTACCCTATATTTACACTATTAATCTACAATCTAGAAAGAATGAATATAAGAAAAAACATGATTACAGACCTTGCGAAGTCCGATTGGACACGTGAGAAGTTAGCCGAAGAAGTGCTAAAAGCTAGGTATCAATGCAAAAAAAATCACCTTGAATCATATTGGTTAGACCAAGTGATTAGCGTTCTAAGGGGCGAAGGTGAGGAGGGGAGAGGTGAGGATGTACTCTACAAAGAGTTTACAGACGACATACGTACTCTGAAAAATTTATACTTAACTCCTAAGAAAGCATGAATAAGGAAGAATTAACAGATTTAATTTTCGGAATAGGGTTAGTTACTCTATTCATTTTACTAATCATAACCACGTGTTACATACACGATAACGTCAACATATAATGGGCACACAATCCTACAAAAACGGCTATGCCGACAAGTTAATTTTTTGGAACGAGCAACTACGCAAATCACAATTTGACATAGACTCTATTGAACGACCAAAATACAGCGAACAGAGATGTAAAGAATCTATACTTTACTTCACTGCAAAGCATGAGGAGTGGAAGATAGAAAACGAGGGTTTGAACCCTCGTTTAACGAGGGTTCAATTGAACCCTCGTTTTAACCCTCTTACCTATTACACCGGAAGCGAACTAAAATGGAGTACTGAGGATGTAATGCGTAACGCAGAACACTTAGAAATCAAGCTAACTGAGGAACAAGCCTTGAGCATCCTCCTAGCTACGTTCAAAGATAACGACTCTATGATGGAGTATATCAACAATGAAATTTCAGACACAATAGCAAATATATATCTCGATGAGCAATAACTTGCACGTACACCGTATCAGCATCAAAGGATGCCACGAAAGAATGTTTATACCATTCTTTGAGATAGACTGCGACTTCTCAGAAAACGAAGAGTACTATAGAGAAGACACATTAGCATTGGGGTTCAAGAGCGAAGCAGAGAGATGCTCAAAAGAGTTATACGATAGGTACTTTGCCATTAAGATAGACTTTAAAACTTTCGGAGATAGAATGTATCTAAAAAGGCTTAGTGGTGCGCTTGAAGATGGTGCATCAATAAGTAACAATGGGAGTCAGTTTATTCTTGGTAATCAAACCTATACTTCCGATTATGAAATATCTATAGTGAGTAAGGGTAATTATGAATATGAGATAATTGTATCTCGATTAAGTTATTAATCATGAAAAACACAGATATATTTATCGTTATAGACGAGAGGACTTTAAATACGATGAAGGGGTTTGGGGGCAGGACTGCTAAGTTCAAAACTAAAGAACAAGCAGACGACAAAGCCGCCACAAAATTAGAGTTATGGTCAGTGGTGCCCATTAAATTCACTCACTCCTTTATTCATCATACAGCACCCTTAACTCACTTATAAAAAAGACATGGAAGATGAAACGCCTATGTGCGCAAACTGTGGAGAGAGAGAAGTCGAGGTTGAAGGTCAGCCTTGCTCTAAAGAATGTCGTGATGAGTACATCGCGGATTGGTTAACTGAAAAATAATCAATCAATAAATTAGGAATTGCACAATATATACACTATATTTGTACAATAAGTAAACAATCAATGAGGGTTCAAACCCTCGCTAAACAAAAACACAATGTGTGTAATTATTATCAAACAAAAGTCTAACATAATTTCGAAAGAGACGTTAGAAAATTCGGCACGAATTAATCCTCATGGACTTGGGATTACTTTCCTCGATACATTCGAGACCACCTATCACAAGTCATCAGAGTACGAGTCGTTATTAACCGAGCGACCATTTATTGCTCACTTTAGATATGCTACGGTTGGGAAGGTTGGGTTATCCAACACACACCCTTTTGTATGCGGTGAGTTAGAGCATGAGTTACTTATGCAGAACGGAACGATTAAGGGATTGGGAACGAAGGAGAAGTGCGACAGCAAAGTCTTAGCGGAAAGTCTAGGGGATATACCTCGCGCCCAATGGAAGGCAGAGTTAGAGAAGCACGATTCAAGATTCGTCTCTATCAATACGAAAGACAAGTCGTTTCAGATTTATAACCGAGATGCCTATACCAAGAGAGACGGTATATGGTATTCTAAGTCAAACGTTTTACAAGAGAATGTAGTCGCTGTTTACGGCACGTTAAAGAAGGGTTATAACAACTACAATAACTACTTAAGGTCAGCGCGATTTTTAGGCAGTGGAGAGACACAGACTAAATACCCTTTAATTATAAGCGGGTTACCTTTCCTTCTATCTTCTGAGGGAGTAGGACACAATGTAGAGGTTGATGTATTTAAGGTCAATGACGCGACCTTTGACGACCTTGACAGGTTGGAGGGTCACCCTCAATGGTATCAACGAAGAGAGGTGCCTATTAAGATGGACGATGGGAGAGTGCTAACGTGTTGGATATACTTCAACGACTCACAACCATTAGACAGTCAGGAATACCACAAGACGTATGCTCCTAAACCCATTGCGAAGAAACTCTCCTTTGTACCTTACGAGGCAGAGTGCAACCAAACGCCCTTATGGGATGACCTATACGCTGATGAGGGACATGATGTGGATGAAAAGCCTTATTGCATTGAGTGTTACAACGACTTAATCAAGGAGGAGTTTCTAGGGGATACATTTCAGTGCATAGGATGTGGAAGCGAGTACACAGCAGAAGAAGTTTCAAGTAATCATTTTAATATATAATAACTATGTCATATACAAGACACAACCATTTTGAATGGACACCTGAGCGTGTTCAAGAGTTTACATCAATTTATGCGGGAAACTTTCTAGGGAAAGACAAGCGATTTAAACGTAAAGATTTTATCGGGTTACGCTACGATGCTAAGGTAAAGAAGTATAAGAAGTTAGTTACTAAGCTAGAAGGCAAGGACTCCTTTCCTAAGCTATGTGTATGTCACCCTAAGCCTTCTCTATGGAATAGAATTAAACGGAGGGTGCTGTGATTAAGATAGACTTCGTTATGCCGGACAAGACGCGAGTGCATGTTGCATCCTTTAAAGAGGATGACATGTATCTTGCTTGTCTTGACTCTATTGAGGCAGAGGCAAAGAAGGTTGGTGCTACCCTTGACGAGACGATACAAGTCAAGGAGTGTACCAAAGCTGTACACACCCTTAAGTGGGGTGGAGTTGAGAAGATTATTCACAAAGGTTATTGGTACGGTAAGTACACTGACCTTCAATATTAAAACAATGGCTATTTTAATTAAAACAGATGGCACTATCGTAGAAGATATTGCAATAGACTCTTTAGCAAAACAACAAGACCTTGTTGATGGATACATAGAGTATGTATATAAGGACGATAAAGTTTTTATAGTAAACGAGGAAGGACTGCTACGTTCTCTACCTATAAATGAAACCGCAACAGAGATGTACGGAACCATATTGGTTGGTGATGTAATAGTTACTGACTCTAGCGAAATAGATTAACCCCAAACACCATGAAAACTTTTTTTTTAAAGGCGTCTAACCATGCAAAACGCATTGAAGATAGCCGAGACCGGATACAAACTTTACAGCAAATGGCAGATAAAACTGAGTGGAGTGTCAAAGACTTTACTCAGTTCGGACAACTAATGACTCGCGAAGATTTCACTGCAACCCACGATACGTCTATCTACAATATAGATGATGAGGCTTTACACGTTATGATGTATCCTCAGATGTATTACATACAGTTACTAAAAAACGATATGTGGTTATACAAAAGTATCTTCAGTAAGATATCCTATGAGGATAGAAAATTAGAAGCGGTAGAGAGTTATGTTTATAATCAAATAAAAAGTTCTACATAATTTGCACAATAAATAAACATATTGTATATTTACAAACCAATTAAATTAAATGTAATGTCAAAAATCAAAACACTTCTTGAGGGAACTCAGAACGACGACAAGTTCTTGGACGATGAGTACCAAGCAACATCTAAGCGAGGGTTCAAACCCTCACCCTACGACATAGTCTTAGCAGATTTTTTCGAGTATTTATTAACCATCAAATCTCCTCCACTTAGGAGTAAAAAAGAAAATAATGAAAGAGGAAATATTTAAGTCTTATTGTCATGCAATATGCCAACGATTCAACCTTTCATATAAAGACCTTTTTGTAAAGACCAAAGTAAGACCTGTGGTTGATGCAAGATACCTTCTGTACTATATGTGCAACCAAAGACCTATGCGCCCAAGAGATATCCAACAGTATATGGGAGAGAGAGGTTATACTATTGACCACACTACGATACTCTATGGTATCAAGAGGGTTACGGCTTTAAAAAAAGATGACAACGATTATAAGATGTTAATACAAGAACTAAACGATTATGTCATTCAGTCTTAATGAAATTTTTGAACAGTCAAAATTAGATAGATTTTCAGTCAATGTAAATGCTCATCCTTTTGAGGGTAGGTTATTATACGGAATTAAGATTGTGAGTTGCTATCGAATAAAGGAAAAAATCAATGAAGTAACTATTTTAAATACTCAGAAGGGAGGAGCCTTTTACGAAGAGGTCAGTCCAAGTGAATACGATTCGTTCAAAGTTTTTGGATGGATACATGGTGTGTATATTTTATCTCTGTCTAACTGTATCTTAAAGATGGACAAACTAAAAGAGACGTTAGAGATTGAAGAGATAAAAGAACCGCGAAGACCTAGATATATTGAAGGTGTTGAAAATCAAATAACCAAAACCAAAGCTCTACATCTTCGTATAACAAATAAAATCAATCAATTAAAAAACAATCAATTATGACACAAGTCAAAAGGAAATCAGTTTTTGAGACGTTATCTGCAATCAACGTCTACGACTACCTCGAAAAGAGAGGTGGGTTATCATATGTATCATGGGCAAACGCATGGATGCTTCTAAAGAAAGAGTATCCTAACGCAAGTAGGAAGATATATGAGTCAGAGCATACCGGACTAAACTATTTCTCAGATGGGAACACTTGCTATGTAAAGGTGGGAATAACTATCGACACGCAAGAGATAATAGACATGCTCCCCGTCATGGATTTTAGGAATAAATCTATATCAGTAGATAAGCTAACATCTATGGATGTGAACAAAGCTATCCAACGTAGTACTGTTAAAAGTATAGCGATGCATGGTTTAGGGGTGAGTTTATATACCGGAGAAGATATCCCTGAGCCAACACCTGAGCCAATTAAACTAAAGCCAATGTCTCCTAAGTCTAAGTCATGGGGAGCCGTAGAGAAATACATCATATCATCAAGACATGAGGACTTTGCCACTCTTGTTGAGCGAATCTCTGCTAAGTACACGTTTACAACTGTTTCACTAGATAAACTTAAGGCAGTTTATGACGAGGCAAATGAAGAGAAGAACGTATGAAAGAAGTACAAGACCATCACAATATAATTGAAACGCTTAGGGATGATAATGAATATTACTCAGGTGTAGGTAAAAATTACCTCTCAAATTCAGACATAGGTAAACTGCTAGGGAACCCGAAGGAATTTAGGGTGCCTCAGGAGGACAATATCAACTTCGCTAAGGGTAGATACTTCCATCAGATGATACTAGAGCCTGAGAAGGCTAAAAACGTGGTTCACGTGGATGCGTCTACTCGCTCTACTAAGCTATATAAAAACTTCTTAGAGGAGAATAAACTTTCGTTCTGTATGCTGACCAAAGAAAAGGAGGGAATAGAATCAAACGTACAGACTATGTTAGGGAACTTTGACTTCTATGAAGGTATCCGTGCAGAGGGAAATGTGTATGAGCAACCTGCGATTGGACAAATCAAAGGAGTAATGTGGAAAGGGAAAGCTGACATCATTACTAACGATTGTATCATAGACCTCAAGACAACGAGTAACATAGCTGACTTCAAGTGGTCTGCTCGTAAGTACAACTATGATAGTCAATGTTACATATACCAAAAACTATTTGGTAAACCACTCATATTCTATGCAATAGACAAGGGTTCAAATATGCTTGGCATGTTCGCTCCTTCTGACGATTTTATAGCAAGGGGAGAGGATAAAGTTGAGAGAGCAATAGAGGTTTATAATAAGTTCTTTGATGATAAAGCACCACAGAAGATTGGTGATTATTATATGAACGATGTTATCTAGAATATATAATGACTTAGAAGTATGGATACGGAAAGTCCGTAGGCTAGACGTAATGCAGATAGAAGTTCCAACTGTCTGCGAATCACCGCAAATGAAACAACAAGTAATTGACGCGATGGTAATTTATTTGGAGCAAACAATTAAATATAAGTAATCATGTCACAAAATGACGACAAGATTTTTGGAGAAGGCATCTTCTTCAAGCAAAAAGACAACGCTCCATCATTCGTGATGGGCGCAGTATCAATCAAGGTGGATGAGTTCATCGTATTCCTAAAAGACAATGTCAAAAAGGGATGGGTGAATTTAGACCTAAAAGAATCTAAGGGAGGTAAGCACTACTTCCAATTAGATACTTGGGAACCTAAGCCACAAGGTGAAAAGGTAGCTGAGGCTACTAAGCCAAAAGCTAAAGTAGCTGAGGTAGATACAGACGAAATACCATTCTAGGTATAATGTGAATGAAGAGGGGGTATGGTATCGTATCCAAAAAGATACAGTACCGTACCCTTCTTTTTTTTACACTTATGTCGAAAGTCGAAAAAAAGTTAGTACTTTACCACACTGTATATATTTACTATATTTTTTTTTCCTTGTATATGAGAGTAAAAAATAAGCATTTTAAGCAGTGGTTTAATAATCAATTAGTTACAAAACATTAAATAAGCATTTATTTGTCATGGACACGACACAATCATCGGAAATAACTATTTTCAAAAATATAAGAGAGACTTCAACACCTTTCCATAGACATGTAGGATTTGTTTTAGACCGCATCCGTAATGGAGCGAGTAAGACATTGGTTAAGAAAATCAGAAAAGAGAAAGAGAAGTCTACACGTAATGAATTAAAGAAAGATTTACCTGCTATTTGTTTCAGCGGGAAGTTTGTTAAGAGAACAGATAACTCTTTACAACAACATAGTGGGTTTATATGTTTGGACTTTGATGGATACACCAAACAAAAAGATTTGGTATCAGATAAAGAGAAACTATCTAAAGACAGATATGTATATTCAGTATTCATATCTCCATCAGGAGCCGGACTAAAGGCTTTGATAAAGATTCCGGAAATTCCGGAAAATCACACCAACTACTTCAACTCTCTTGAGAAGTACTTTGATAACCCACACTTCGATAAGACGTCTAAGAATATCAGTCGTGTATGCTATGAGTCATACGACCCCTTGTTATTCTTAAACAAAAACTCTTCTATATGGGAGAAAATAGATGAACAGCATTATGAGGAGGTGACACAGAGAGACCCTCCAACTATACCTATAACAGACGAGAATAAGATTGTAGACATACTCGTTAAGTGGTGGGTAAAGAAATACCCGATGAGCGAAGGTCAAAGGAACCAACACGCTTATGTCCTAGCGATGGCCTTCAATGACTTTGGGGTATATAAAAACCTAGCTACAAATATCCTGCGCCATTATGCTAGTGATGATTTTAATGAGAACGAGATAGACAGAACTATAAACTCTGCGTATAGTCGTACCGATAACTTTGGAACTAAGTACTACGAAGATGAGGAAAGAATAAGTTCTATTCGCAATCAACTTAAGAGAGGTGCATCAAAAAAAGAAATCCGCTCCCAACTCAAGGAGTCCAACTTGGAGAGCGATGTTATTGATGCGGTTCTTAATAGAGTAGAGGCAGAAAATGAGAAGCAAATCTTTTGGACAAAGAGTGAAAAGGGAGTAATAAAGATTGAGCATATAGAGTTCAAGAGGTTCTTAGAGGACAATGGATTCTATAAGTTTTGTCCCGAAGGGAGTAAGAACTATGTGTTTGTTAAGGTAACAAATAACCTTATCGACCATACCTCAGAGAAAGAGATTAAAGACTTTATCTTAGACTACCTCCTTGAACTTGGTGATTCAAGTATATATAATTTCTTCGCGGAGTGCACAAGATATTTCCGTGAGGAGTTCCTTACTCTACTTGCCACGATTGATATATTTTTTGTGGAGGATACCAAAGACACTTCATACCTCTACTATCTAAACTGTTCTATACGCATAAGCAAGACAGGTGTTACCATCATAGACTACCTTGACTTAGGAGGTTACGTTTGGAAAGACCACGTTATAGATAGGAACTTTAATATATGTGATATAGGAGATTGTCATTACGCTACATTCATAGGTAATGTGTGTAACAATGAAAAGGGAAGAGTAAACACAATGGAGTCTACTATAGGATATATGATGCATGGGTATAAGAACCTAAGCTACTGTCCTGCGGTGATTCTTAATGACGAAGTCATTAGCGACAACCCTGAGGGAGGTACAGGAAAGGGATTGTTTATGAACGCTCTAGGACATATGAAGAAGTTGGTCGTGATAGATGGAAAGGCATTTGCTTTCGAGCGTTCTTTTCCATATCAATTAGTCAGTGCTGATACTCAGATACTATGTTTCGATGACGTTAAGAAGAACTTTGATTTCGAAAGACTGTTCAGCGTAGTTACTGAGGGATTGACCCTTGAAAAAAAGAATAAGGATGCTATTAAAATTCCATTCAGTAAGTCACCAAAGATTGCCATCACTACTAACTATGCTATCAAGGGTGCCGGGAACTCTTTTGCACGAAGGAAGTGGGAGTTAGAGTTACACCAACATTACAATAAATACAACACTCCTCTTATGGAGTTTAAGAAACACTTCTTTGCAGATTGGGACGATACCGATTGGTGTAAGTTCGATAACTTTATGGTATACTGCCTTCAAGGATATCTTAATACAGGATTGATAGAGAGCACGTTTGTTAATCTTGGAGTTAGACAGTTGTCTGCCGCTACGAGCCATGATTTTATAGAGTGGTGTGGATTGCTAAAGGGAACGGTTGCTAATAGCTACCTCGAAATGGATTGCAAGACTTATAAGCAAGACATCTACTTAGACTTCATAACGGAGTACCCTGACTACGGACCGAAAGCCAAACTAACTATCTCTAGAACTTTGTTCTATAAGTGGTTAATTCGGTTCTGTGTATTCAAACATCAAATTGAACCTAAGGAAGGGAGAGATTCAACGGGAAGATGGATTAAAATTGTAACTAAGCATAGTGCAGAGGTTCAGTCATCATTGGAAATATGAGGGACATCTTAGAAAGAAGACCCTGCTATAGCGATGAGATGATGTACAAACGTTGTTTGATACTTCAAAAGGTTGTTTCTCAAACCAAAGTCATAACATCCGGAAGAGGGAAGAGTAAAGAGAGTAGGACTATACTTAAGAATAATATCTCTAAAGACGTTTTGGATAAGATTAATAACAGCGTTGAATATTACAAGAAAAACATGAGCAGCACCTTAAAATTTAGAGACTATCAAACAGAGATAATAGCCAAAGGGAAACAGATACTTACATCTAAGAAGTTTTTGTATCTCTCTATGGAGGTTAGGACAGGGAAAACCCTGACGAGTTTAGGGATAGCTGAGGAACTTGGGTATAAGAATGTTCTTTTCATAACCAAGAAGAAAGCTATAAGTAGTATCACAGCTGACACAGACCTTCTCTGCCCAAGCTACGTCTTGTTTATTATAAACTACGAGAGCCTACACAAAGCTCCTGACGTAAAGTGGGATTTGATAATATGTGACGAGGCTCACGGAATGGGGTCATACCCGAAGCCAAGCAATCGAGCTAAGGCGGTGAAAGAGTTGGTTAAGAAATGTGGTAGCCATGTCATCCTGCTATCAGGAACACCCACTCCTGAGTCTTACAGTATGATATACCATCAGGTGTATGGTATCCCTAACAATCCTTTCCGTTCATTCAAAAACTTCTATGGATTTGCACGAGCGCATGTTAGGATTAAAGAGATAAAGATTAACGGAATGTTCCATAAGAACTATGACGATGCTCCTGAGTCTGTCATGAATCTCATGAAGCCTTACACGATAGCTTACACCCAAGAACAAGCGGGGTTTAAGGTAGATACTCAAGAGCATGTGCTGTATGTAGATATGAAAGAGTCTACCTATGCTATGTGCAATAAGCTCACAAAAGATTTAGTGTTAGAAGGCAAGTCTGAGGATATCCTTGCGGATACTCCGGTTAAACTTATGCAGAAGCTACATCAGATGTACTCAGGTACGGTGAAATTCGAAAGCGGGAACTCTATGGTGTTTGACTATACCAAAGCTCACTTCATACGAGATAGTTTCGAGGGACAAAAGGTTGGAATCTTCTATAAGTTTAAGGAGGAGCTCAATGCCTTAAAAGAAGTTTACGGAGACGCCCTGACGACAGAGCTTGAAGAGTTCGAGACCACAGATAAAAGCATAGCCCTACAGATTGTATCGGGAAGGGAAGGTATCTCTCTGAGACAAGCCTCTGCCCTTGTGTACTACAACATTGACTTCTCTGCTACGAGCTATTGGCAATCAAGAGATAGGATGACTACTAAAGATAGACTCAAGAGCGATGTGTATTGGGTATTCTCTAAAGGAGGTATCGAAGATAAGATATACAAAGCTGTAACTAAAAAGAAATCATATACCCTAACCCACTTTAAAAAAGATGCTTAAATCATGTAAGAAATGCGATAAAGAGTTTACACCTCAAAAGGGCCTTCTAAATTTTTGTTCTTTATCGTGTAGAAACTCAAGAGAGTTTAGTGTGGAAGCAAAACTAAAAAAATCAATCAAATCTCGAAAAGCTTGGGAGGACGGGAAGATGGATAAGATTAATTTCAGTGAGGTTAATAACTCTAAACACAAGATAGAGAAAAGTAAATTAACATGGATTAACAAGTATCTACAAGAAAGAGATAATGGGAAACTTCATTCTTGGGATACTCTTAGAAAATACCATTTTATAATACAGAACCATACTTGTGAAGTTTGTGATACTTCTAAATGGAATGGTCAGAAAATACCACTTGAGCTTCATCATATGAATGGAGACCTAAGTAATAATACTGATGAGAATCTTCAGGTTGTATGTCCCAATTGCCATGCACAAACGCATAATTTTCGAGGAAAAAACATAAGATATTCTCTTACAAAATTTTTAGATAAGGACGAAGTATTTGATAAGAGAATAAAAGACTTTACTCTTGGTAATTTAGTAAAGGAATATAATGAGATGGAGAGACCACCTAACGGATATGTGAGGAAGAGACATTACTTTATTAATAAGTATAAAGTTTCCAATGGTATGATGGCAAGACTAATATTCGTACACAGGAAAGAACCTCTGTTAGTAGATATGATTGATAATAACAAGGAACTAACCCTTACTATGGTTTATAAAATAATAAAACATGAGCAAGTTATTTGAGAATGAAAAAAATCTAGAGAGAGAAGAGAGGGCCATTAAGCTATGGACTAGGAATCTGCCTCAAGGGAGTTATAAGAAGCTAGGGGGCTTTGATATAGACTTTCGTGTTTACTCTCCTACTACTGATACCTATGCCTATGTAGAGGTTAAGGGAAGGCACACGGATATAGAACACGCATTTCCTTTACCTGTTGCGGCAAGGAAGCTAGTGAAGATACATGACCTTTTTAAAAATGACCCTGACACAGACTTAGCGTTTATTATATGGGCATGTGACGATGGTATCATTATAGGGAATATAGAAGACCTTATAGGTAAGGTTAATATAGGGGGGAGAAGCAAAAGAAAGGGCTCTTCTAATGATATTGAAGTGATGGTAGAGTACGTTATACAATCATCTTTTAAAAAGATAATGTATTAATGGTTATATTTGAAAATGACGGAGCAGCAAATACAAAGCAATAGAATCAAGCAACTTGAAGCCGAGGGATACTATGTTATCAAGCTTATTCAAACAAACAAGAACGGAATACCGGACTTGGTTGCTATCCCTCCGGACTGCGGAGTGTTGTTTAGCGAGGTGAAAAGACCGAAAGGGAGGTTGTCAAAGCTGCAAGAATATAGAATTAAAGAACTTAGTAAACATGGAATCAAGACAGAGGTATACAGAGGAGATTAGACCATACGATTTTGACGTAGACTTTTTAGAAAGCCTTAGGGCTTTTGATAAACAAACCTCCGTTAGAATTGTAACTGTATTGGAGGATAATGCGGAATTTTTACCGCGAGAAGATGGATGGATTCAAGAGGTAGGTTGCGTATTAAAGGGGAGCGACCCTTTCTTTTTTATTGTAAGGTTCCTTCATCAGACAGAGGACACCCCTTTATTTGTAGAGATTGAAGAAATTTATTGTGATGACTACCTAGACCTTCTATTAGAAGAAAAAATAATAACAGACTTTTCTTATTAAAATGAAACAAAAGATATCAGTGTTTGAGATGCATAGAATAGCTTACATCAATAGTTTGATGAATCGTATTCATAACCATGCAAATTCACTGTATGAGAATTTAATGGATACAGACTTCCACTCTGTCCGACAAGACTTAAAAGAACTGAAAGCTATTTTAGAAGATGTAGAAGGCTCACTAGACGAGGGTTCAAACCCTCGCTAGCTACTTGTTGTATCTGTATTTGTTTCTTTCCTTTTCTCTTTGTTCGGCTGCTTTTTCCTTATTCCTAACATAAGCAGCGTTCGCTTCTTGACTAGCCTTCTTTTTAGCTTTAGCGTCCAATTCTCTTTGGTATGCCCGTGTCGGTTTCTCGTAACCTTCTTTAGCTGCTTTCTCTCGATACGACTCTGAGTATCCAATTATATCATATATCTCTTCTATACCTGCCTCATCGAGGTTACCCGCTGTTTCAATAAGAGCTTGGAGTGGAGCAAGCTGTGCTCCGATACCTATCTCTATTACAACCTGCAACATAGCTTCCATTTCCTTATCATCTTCAGCGGCTTTTTTAAACTTGTTAAATAAAGAGGTCAATGGATTCACACCCATGTCTGCAGGTCTTCTATTTCCTGTCATATAATTCTCTACACCCTTAACCGCTGAACCTACGAAAGGAGTCATATACACAAGGTTGAGTCCCAACATAGCATTTCTAATCTGCCTCATAGCCTCTTTACGTTCCTCATCATCTCCACGTAGTAAGAGACCAAGGTTAGACATCGCAACAAACGCTGCGTTGGCTGCTCCTAAGTTTAGGGCGAGCCTTCTTACGTCTTTTTGATTTATGCTCTTTATGCCCCCTTTGTTCCAACTCCTCAAGATATTTGTTGAAGCCTGCATCACATTGTTGATATACAGAATGGGGGTCGAGCCAAACATAGTGAATCCTCTAATGATAAAGTTACTGTTCTGCTGAAGGATAGCTCTTTCTGAAGGTCTTCTCGTTTGTTGAGTTTGGTTGTACTCATTGAAAGCTTCGACAGCTTTCTCTTCACTCATCCCGTTCTTTATATTACGTCTATAGTTAGCCATGTATCCCATGACTCCCATGATATCACCCACTATAGTAGGAGCTGCTCCTCCTTTTTTAAACCCTCTTGCAAATTTCGCCCAACGAGTTTGTCTATTCTCTAACGCTGTTAAGGTTGGTGAACCTGATTCAAGTCCCGCAAGGTCTCCCTTTACCCCTTGAGCTAAACGATACCTAAACGTAGGAGACATTTCCGTAGCCATCTTTATATACTTCCTTGGTTGCGCCATAACAGCAGCATAGTCCATAAGGAAAGGCATGATATCCACCAATACATTTTGCTTACCACTCTTTCGGAAAGCATAGTTCTCAAAAGCGTTGATGAACGATGTCATCTGCTTTGCAATTTGAACTAATCGAAAGGCTAAAGCATACGATGTAAACTTAGTTTGTAAAATATTAAATATCTTTCCTGAAGAGTTTAGAGCATTTTTACCGGAGTCAGGGTTGATGGCATTATTAACCGATTGCTTTACCATAGTCTTCACCCCTAACATAGCTAAGGTTCCATCAACGCTATTGGTATTAAATATCGCGTTCAGCTTCTTTGTATCAGAAGCATAAGCTTTATAATGCTCCATAGTTTTTACATGAGACTCAAGGGCTGAGGTGAAGGACGCTCCCTTTAAGTTTATATCGCTAGTCATATCATTACGGTTCCTTAATGCAGGAGCACTTTCCGCATTAAAGATTCCATTAAAGTCTCCCTCAAACAATTGTTTTGGATTGACATCTGACTGCGTAGTCATAGTAGGAAAGTAGTTCTCTACGTAGTTCAAGTTGACGTCGTTTACATCACGATACACATCGTTTACTCCCTCATAATATTCGTTGCTTAAATACGCTACTACTTTATCCGCAAACCCTGTTACGTCTTTACCTAAGTACTCTTCAATTTCAATCATCTTTACCCTTGTAAAACCCATAGCTTCTAGCTTACGATTTTGAATAGGGTTTAGAGAAAGAGCATAGAGTCTTAAGAGTTGGTCTTTACTGAACGATTCATTTCTTTTTTTCCCACTCACAGTAGACCTTACTCCTTTTACTTGATACATCTCTGTATCAAACAACTGTTCTAATACAGCGTCATACCCTAAGCTTCTTAAAAAGTCCTGCTGCTTAAAGTAACCTTTTAAGGAGTTGTTATCCATTCTATTAAGACGGTTAAACACCTCTTCATAAAGAGTATCATTCACTGAGTTCATAAATGTCCCTAAGTGCTTAAGGCTATCGAACATAGACTTTACCATTTGGGGGCCACTCATCCACTTGTATATTTCTACATATGCCTTTGCCGCTTTAACCTGACCTTTCAATCTAGCCGATAGCCCTTTGCCTTTCCCTTCTACCCAATACTTACGAACATCGTCTAGTAAAGCTCTTCTCTCGTTTGCATCTTTTATGAAACTTCCATCTTCATGAAACATCTCAGGGTTAGACATACGTAAAGAATCGGTAACTTTCTGTCTTAAAGTATCCGTCTCTAAAGCTCTTCTTTTCCTTGTTGCGGAGAGCTCTTGTCTAGACATAGACGCAGCCACAGCATAGTCATTGGCTAAATTCTCTACCTCTTCTAACGACATAGACGGGAGGTTCTTTACTAAATCCAAAGCCACAGCTATATTAACTAGGCGCTCTTCTTTTGAGGTAAGCGTTTCTCCTGACGCACTTTTTGCTAAAGCTACTATACCTTCGTCTGTCTCTAACTCCTCTGCAAGTAACCTAAACTCTTCCATAGCTTTCTCTTGCTTCGTCTCAGACGCCATAGCTAAGGTTAGAGCTTTCTTAAATATCTCTGCAAAAGATTGTCCTTGTATATCTAAAGACCCTACTCTGTTTTTCTTGGTATCAGTAATAGTTTTTCTCGCCCCACGAGTTACATCAGTAAGTAGTTTCTTAAGAACTTTCTCCCTCATATTCTCCCGCTGCTTTTCAATTACTTGCAACACCTTCTCTACCTGAACCCTATAGTTATCTTCTGTTACAGCCGCTGTCGCTCTTACCAATCTGTTTATAGCCGCTTGACTGTAGTCTTTTGACGTAGGTATATGTGTACGAATAAGATTCCTTAACTGTCTTTTTATAGCTTGAAGCTCTCTTCCCTTCCTGTTACGCTGAACAATAGAACTTCTCACCGCAGCTATCTCTTTAGAGACAGAACGATTCGCTGTAATACCAAGCGCTCTATCCATAGCTATAACAAGCTCCATTTGAACCTGCTCACTTTGCTCTTGGAAAACGGAGTTATCACGCAGTATCTCTAATGCTTTCTCCCTTACCTCTGCCGGGGTCTTCTCGGTTACTACTGTCTCCGCTTGTACTCCTCTACGAGGAAACCTTCTTAATAAAGCTGTATCAGATATCTCTGATAGGGTAGGATTAGCCTCTCTTAAATCCGAAAGTCTTTGCGCTCTCACAAAAGGTGTCATACGTACTCCTGTACGTTTTACGGTAGGTGCCTTAAAAGTATCTATCTCAGACTGTATTTGTTGGAACAGTCGTATACCTGCAGGCATCCCTCCTACTATATTTCCAAACTCAAATGGGACCCGCACATCGCTAAACGAGTCTACGGTAGCTGCCATCACTCTTTTAATATCTTTCACGCTATGACCCCTTGACTTGAGAACTTCTCTTATAGAAGCCTCAGAGTACCCCTCAGCTCTTCCCCTTGTTATCACCTCAACCATAGAGTCCTCCGGACTAGGTGGCATAACTTCTTCTTGCTGTTGTCTTCTCCCTCTATAACTCGGTGGGGTAAACTTTCTTCCATTTAGGGTTAGATATACTCCTCCTCCTCTTCCAAATCCACCGTCTTTAGCTCTCCTAACTCCAAAGCCCATAGGTCCAAATACTTTTCTTATCTGCTCTACAGAAGCTTGTCTTGGAAAGTATCCACTATCCATATTCATCCCGTATAACCTTCCTTTCCTAACCACCGCAGCACTTCTTTCATCCATCTGCTGACGAGGGGCAGGCTTTGACTCTTCGGTAGTTACATCCTCCTTGCTTTCACTCGTATCAAAATATGCAATTTGGTCTTCTCTGCTAACGTCCTCAGTACTCTCAAGTGTCTGTCGGGCTCTCCTTTCGGCAGAAGAAAATAATCTATTCGTGACGTTACGAGCTTCTACCTCCCCCATAAGCCTCTCATACATTGCGTGATTACTTAATTTATAAAGAGCTTCTTTCACAGGGACAGATATCTCTGACGAAGCATCTAACGCCTCATCCAACCCCCCTTCTCTCTGTGCAATCTTAAGCTTTCTTCTGTCCATTTCAGGGAGCTCAAAATAGAAGTCTTCTAAAGCCTGAGCGAAATCTGCATTCTTATCTATCAATTCTCGCTCAACAAGATTATCAAAGGTGTCAAGATAGAAGCCCATATTCTTCTCTAAAAACTCTTTAGTCATAATTTTATCTAAAGCCACACCCTCATGCTCATCCATAGCTTCTTCGATAGTGAAAGAAAGAGCTCGTAACATTTCGTTCTTTATAATTAATCCCTCTTTCCCCGCTTCCTTTTCTAATTTTTCTATTATCTCAGGGTTTTGGTAGAAGGTATTCGCATTCCCCCCTATAGCAAACCCTTCTTTGAACTGAACAAAATGTTGTAGTTCGTGGACTAAATCTTGGAGAACTCTACGTTGGTCTTTTACATTTATTTCAATACTATTATCTTCAGGCATAAACCAAGAGTTTTCTTTCCCCTGAGGCCTCACCTCTATAGCTACTGATATATCTTTTGCTTCGGGATATGCTTCGTAGAACTCAGGAGCATTGTATATATCCCCAAGTTTATAGGTTCCGTTCTTCACCTCCTTCAACCTTCCGTCTTGTATCTCATATTTCCACTTCCCGTCTGCCCCTAACTCCCATCCTGTTATCTCTTTAATAGCGGCGGGGTTCATCATATTCTCTGTAGGAGCGTCAAGGACACCCTCCTTCTGCATCATGTAAGCTTCATGCTCAATTTTAGCGTACTGTAAATCCTCTCTTACCTGTGCGGAAAGTTCAGCGTTCTCTCCGATAATCTGTTGACGAGGAGCAGGCTTCTTCTTATTCTCTCGTCTACGACTTAGCACCTCGGCCCATTCCTCTTTAGACCACGCCTGTACCTCAGATGTAAAGTGGATGCTGTCATCTAAAGCACCCTCATCTACCAATACAAACTCTCCATTCTCTCGCATACCCCAATTCCTAGTAGCGGTAAAGTCATTCCATAAGATATTATAATCCATAAACCCTTCTAGCTCAAGCTCTCTCATGGCATCCTGAAGTTCTGCCGTTCTATTTTTGAAATCTTGAGCAGTAAATTTTTTCAGTGGCTTTAAGAACTTATTAACCTCCGTATCATTACGGGGTACGTTCTCTATAATAATATAATCTAACCCCTGCTCTTCGAGTTCAGGTACAAAAGTACCTAGATAGTTTACATCTCCAAATCCTAAAGCGATATTCTGCTCCAATCCCTTAGGAGTTTTTGCAACCTTAATAACATTTTTCCCGTCAGGGTGCATATATACGATTCTCGATGAGCCACCTTTAGATACCACCTCTAGCTCATTTACATCTAAGACATCGGATATTACCTTCTGTTGTCTTCCCTCTGTCTGCTTCTTGATATACTCCTCAGGAGTTAAATCCTTAGGTAGTATCTCATTAAGAGCTTCCACATCAGACTCTTCTATTTCCCTCCCCTCACGAGTCTTCCTCGCGATAGTATTCATAAGGTCTATTACACTCTCGTCTGTCTTACCAAAGTCCGTCCCTAACTCAATACCAAATCTAAGAGCTAAGTCTTTAAAGAACTCTATAATTACATTCTTAGCAGGTTTAGATAGTTGCTTGTAGTCTTTTGATGACGCCAATATACCAATCAACTCAGCAAGCCTTTCTTCGTTTTGGAACTGTGCTTGTTTCCCTGTATACTTAGCAGCAAATGCATCAATCTTTTTTGCTAACGCACTACCGTCCTTAAGACTTTTACGTACCGATAGCATCATTACCTCTGCGGCTTTAGCTGCACGAGCATCTGTCTTTACTGAGTTAAGAAAAACAGCATGGAAAACCTCATGAGCCATGGTGGTTTCCGTAGCTGAAGATAAATTTACGTGGATAACGTTTTCGGCAGGTAGATATTCAGCTCTTCCCGCACGGCCTACAGCTTTTAAAAACTCTTCGTTACTCTCGTGGAGTAAGATACGTGTCTTAGGGAGAATCTTTTTTATAGCCTTAGCCGCTTTTCTAGCAGCTACTACGACCTTATTTCGCTGTGCTTTACCTTTGGGAGTGAAGGTATACTTCCCTTCCTTGTTTATACTAATATTCCCTTCTATCTTGGCAGGCTTTGATTTTTTAACAGAGGTATCAGGTCCCAATGACTCTTCTAAGTCACGAGCTTCTAACATAAGTTTCTCTTGCTCTATGATTTGCCCCTGCAGTTCTGCAATCTCAAAATCATTATCTTTACCTACCTCCTCTTGAAATTTAGTAAGCTTCTTTTTGTCATTTATACGTTGAGCAATACCTGCGAGTAAAGCTTTTTTACGTTTAGCATCAAGCGTTCCTTCTCGGAAGGCTTTAACATCTTCTTTAGTGCCTTTATCTACTATCTCTATGGCTTCTTCTTCAACCTCCTCCGTTTCTGTAACTTCGTCTTCGGGAGTAATCTCTTCGGTAGTTTCTGTGATGACGTCTCCTTCTCCCACTGCTGCGCCATCTGTGGATTGTTCTTGTACATCCACCTCCGTTGGGCTTGACTCTTGAATGGCATCTTCTGTAGTTTGTGTTGCCTCCTCAGGGGCAAAGGGTTGTAATTTCTCGTCAAGGAGTATAGAGGTTTCTTCGTCATTAACGACCTCACTATCCTTCATAAGTTTATGAGCTTTCCGTAAAGAAAGTTTTTCTATATAGCTTAGGAACTGTGTCTTAGAATACATAGTATTCCCAATACGGTAGCTAGGCACAGTAGTACGTTTACCTATCTTACCGAAATCAAAATTAATATTCTCTGCAGGGGACTCCGATAACTCATTAGTTCTTCCTATCTCTGCAATCTCTTTATTAACAGCAGCAAGCTCTTCGCTAAATATACTCCTAGAGTTAGTGGTAGCGTCAAGTCCTGCACGGATATCTAAAAGCTCCATCAGTCTAGTCTGCACTTTTTTATTTATACCTAAACGAGAAGGCCCTGTAATATCAAGTATCTCCTGAGCCTCTTTTCTGAGACCTATATTCTCTAATATCCTTTGGTTTTGTTCCGTGGTAATTTTCCCTAACTTAAGCATCCTATTGCTCCACGATTGAATCTGTTTATCCGAAGCTCGCTCACTAGCCATCAGCTTCATGTTCATCAGATTCTCTGCTATCTTTTGATTATAATTTCCACGAGTAGATTTATATATATTAACAGCAGAGAAAGGGGTACTCATACCTATTGACCCTCCTGCTTCCGCTATAATTTCTTTCATAGAAACCTCGTCCCCTACATTTAATTGAGCAAGAAACTCTCCCGCACCCTCAAATGCCGGGGCAAGTGTTAAAGCTTCCGCTGTATAGTTTGCAATTTTTCTTCCTTTACTTGCTACAGCGATAGGTTTGAAGACCTTACCGGCAAGACCTGTCATTAGGAAATCCATTAGAGCGATTGGGATACCACGTTTTAATCCACGCTCTCTACCACGTTCCCACACATCAGGGTCTTGAAGAGCTAACCCTGCCTCTTCAGGGTCATTCATATTATACTTAAGCTCTCTTCCCGCATCGAGAACACCATTGGTATACTCTAACACCAAGTTAGTCATTGCATATCCCGCACGAAATCCATACATTCCTCCACTAAGAGCACCTGCTCCCATAGTTAAAACACCTCCGGGACCTGTAACAAGACCTGTTGCACCAATAGTTGCACCTGTGGCTGCACCTGTGGCGATAAAGCTTGGTATAATTTTCCATCCATAAGGGAGTATCTGCGCCAAAGAAGCTCCGGCCCACGTAGCTATCACCTCTGCAGGGTCACGCCTTAAAGCACTTCTTACTTCACGACCAAACCCGTCCTCTGCAGAGTTAAATCTAGACATAGCTCTCGACTGTCTTCCGTCAACGCTATTCATATAGTCTGTCATTTTTTGTGCAGCCCTATTCATATCTTCTGCTTCATCCCCATAGATACCCATAGCTGCATTCAAGATAACATCCCCTGCTTGTCCGTTTGCAAAACCATCAGAAACGGCTACCCACCATCCTTCAAGATTATCTACAAACTCTACTCCAATTTCCTTGTTTGCCTTGGCGTCAAAGTAAGTTAGAGCCGTCTCATATTGAAGGGCGGCAAGTTCTTTTTTTGTTTCAAGGGCGTTTTGAATCTCTATTACTTCATTAAGCCTTACTCTCTCAGCTTCATCTTTAGGTTGGTATGTGCTAAGTTGGTCTAGGGTAATACCAAACTCATTTAAGGATACATTATTTAATCCATCCTCAATAGCCTTAGCCTCATAGTTTATATTAGCCGCCTGTTGAGCCGAGGCTTGATGTCGCTTTTCAAGGTAGGTGTCAAAGTTATCTTGCACCTCCATGTAGTTCTCGCTATCTATTATATTCCAAAGATTAGCTTCTTCTTCATCAAGAGAATTAATAATATCCTGTGCATCACCACGCAGGCTTCCGTCTTTTCTGAAATACTCTCCGTAAGCTTCCTGCTCACTAGCGGTAAGGTCACCGTACTGTCCTTCGTCACCAAAGAAAGAGCTCTGTTGAATTGCTAATTCCTCCTCAAGAAACAGTCGGGTCTCTTTTGCCTTTGAATAGTTATCGAAAGCCTGACTGTCAGAGATGTAATCTCTCCCATATTGATTGTAATATTTCTGTCCTTCTAAGTCTACCGAGTTTACACCCTTCCAAGAGCCTTCCGCAAAAGCCTCAGCCTCTTCTTGAGAGTCGAATGTAAATACCTCATTGCGTCTCTCAGCTTCAGCAATAGCCGCATCCATATCTAGCTCTAACCAATCCTCTGCACGAGGAGAAGAGCGCTGTACGGTGCTCTTAGGGAACAGGGTGGGAGCTACCTTATGAACTCCATCCTCTTCATAGGACATGAACTTTACTGTGGAGCGTGTACCATCTTCATTCCATCTTTCGCTATCGCGCATCTCTTGCGCTCGAAAAGCTTTGGTTATACTATCCTGATTCTCGCTAAAGCGAGTAGGGTTAAAATGTGTACGTAAAAAAGTCTGAAGCTCTGCAGATTCCGCTACATCAGTAGAAGTTAAGAAGTTATCTAGTTCTATATCTATAGAGTGTAATCCATCAGTGGTTCTTACACGCATTCTGTCCAACCCTAAACCTATCTTCTCAAATGTAAAACCCCTTCCTTTGAATAAATTCTGCAATTTCTCCACTACTTCGTCTTCCTCTAACCCCACAAGTTGTGAGTTTACCTCAGCTAATTGACGGTCTACTTCAGGAGTAGATAAAGCCACTGCACGTTCCTTATCTAACTCTAAGGCTTCAGCTTCTTTTTCCATCAAGTCGCGCTCTACCATAGAGGCATCCTCCACTTTTCTCTTCTCCTTTTTTATCCTCGCCTCTTGTTCATTGAATGGTACCCCATCCCATTGCTGACCTCTTGCATCTGTAATAGGAGCTTGAGCAGCCTCTCTTTCAAAAGGGCCTGCATCGTCATCTACAAGACCTTGTTGTATAGATTGTAAAACCTCTTCGTCTTTAACAGCCTGCTGTTCCGGGCTTGGAAATAAAGCTTCAGGAGCTTCTTCGGACAAGTCCAAAGAACCATCTTCCGAAGTAGATTCCATAGGCTCGTCTTTTTTTTTTACTCCCATCAATAACTCATACTCCTCCATTCCCTTAGTATATCCACCTGTTTGAAATAGAGTATACGAATCCTCAAGAGCTTGAGGGTTAGAGTTAATGAGAGTTACAAACTCCTCATAAGACTTAGAGTATCCTCCTGTCTTAAATAGCTCATACGAATCTCTGATTGCTTGCTCGTTCATTTAATTTAATTGTATGATGAAGTGTCTGTTGTTACAGGTGCAGTTACAGCCGCATCTACTTGTCCGTCAGTTAAGGGCTGAGGGCCATCTCCATTATTCCACTCTATTCCTAGTACCTTGTCTGCCATATCTTTGTTATTGTAGTATTCAAAGTCTGAAAAAACATTTTCAAAATCATTCGGAGTAAGTAAAGTTCCGTTTCTTTTAGCAGTAAGAATTAAGCGGTTAATAGCTTCAAATTCTACCTTGGTGTTGTTATCAGGGATTACGATAGGCATAGTCATAACACCGGGTATGAAGAGCTGAGTGGCTGAGTTGTTATTAAAATCTATTGCTCTCGAACCTGAAATATATTGTTGAATATCATCTTCTTCTAGTGTCTTTATCTCGGCATTCTCAATACCAACTGTAGAAAAGAACTCAAGCTCCGCATTGGAGTACGCCTTAGCGTTCTTGTCCGTTCCGAATGCTTCATTGTGAACGTCAGATACTAACCTTGGATAGTCACTCTCATCATTGGGAAGTGGGTCGTCAAAATTAGGTATCTGTATAACACTACGTGTCCGGCTGTCTCCTGCTGCTCCTACAAATGTACTCGCAGCATTGGTCCTTTCAGAAATTTTTGAATCAAGAAGGGCTTGGTCTAAAAGATTCTCATCAAGACCAAGAGTGGTATAGATACTTGTTACAAAATCTACAGTATTGTCTCCCTTAAGGAAAGGCTCAAGGGTAATTATATTACCATCATTATCTATTCTATCTATAAGAACTTCATTAGTGTTGTCAGGGTTAATGTATATTCTGTTAACTTTAGGGTCAAGACCTTGAACAAATGGAAGAGCTGCATCAAACTCACTTTCAGTTCCGTTATGGATATCGGCAATACGTTTTACTGACGCAGCTGCAGACTTCCTCTTTTCACCTTTACCACCATAATACTCCTGATTGTTAAACTCTTGCATAGTAGTCTCTTTATCGTCTAGCATACTTACGAGAGAAGTTTTTGTTGTAGCTCTAGCTACGTCTACTTGCTTTTTATTGTTCTCAACAATCTGTGTTATCTGTTCCGCAGTAAGGTCTGTATAATTTTCCTTAAGATATTTTGTAAGTTCCTCAGGGCTATCCAAGTATGCAGGCATAGGTAAACCCGCAGATTTTTGGAGAGGGTTATCCATAACGAGGATTAGGTTCTCATCTGCTGCTGCGTCTGCAGGGCTGTCCGTAAAAGCATAAAGACGTCCATTAGCAGGGTTTGTACCTAAACTGTTAGTAAGGATAGAGCTAACGTTAGTAGGTATAGCTACAGTAGCATCAGCAAAATCATCTAATACTTGACGCACAGAAGCATTTTCTAAAGCTTTTTCTCTAGTCTTTACACCACCACTCATAACCGCATTAATAGTCGTTCCTAATGTATCTACCCTTGCAGCGTTAATTTTATTCAAATCGTATGTATCGTACTGCGCTCGTGTACGGTTACGTAAAGCGTTTACAGCAATAAAACTTCCGGTATCCCTATCCATAGTTACCTCACCCGTTTCCTCATCAGTGCGTGTAGTCCCAAGACTTACCCGTCCTGAAGTAGGGTTAATCCATAAGCGATGGTTAGAGTAGTTTCCAAAACCCTGTACTGTACCCAATACATACTGCTCTAAAAGTTGAGCGGCAGGGAGACCTGTTGCAGGGTCAATCTCTCCACGCTCTAACATACCCTCGTATGCTTTGTTGTAATCTTCGGCAATAGAAAATGCCTCAGACGTTCCTTGCTTTAAGTTGGCTTGAATATTATTATAGTCTCTCAGTTTTAAATCTCCTGATTTAAGCATATTATTTACCATCAAAGAATACTCTTGAGCACTATCAGAAAAGTCAGTGGTGAACTCATTAAAGCCTTCACTTTTTCCCATAGGAGACTCGGCTAATGTTTTCCCAAACTCTCTAAAATCTGTTTCTATAGCAGCCTTTTTCTCTCCACGTACTCGCGCTTCATCGGCAAGCATATCTGTCATATCCTTCCCTACGTCAGCCCAATTTATCCTGTTCTCAGCGTTACGTTCTGCGTATTTAAAATAAGTATTAGCCATCGTTTAATTCTTGTTTTGGTCTAACAACCTTTGGGATTCTAGCAGTGCGTTTTGAGGAAAGAGAGCGTTTTGATATTGTTTACTAGAAGCTACTCCACCCCATAACAAAGGATTGTTTTTTTGAAATCTTCTAAAATCTCCCCTGTCCATCGCTCCTACTCCTGCAAATGGATTAGCAATTTGGTCTATAGGGTTTCCTAAATAATCTACTGTAGGTCCTTTATTAACATCGTCTAACATAGCAGATTTTTTAGCTACGTCAGTCTGATTAAAAGCGGCTTGTTTAGATTTATACCCTGTCTTTGCATACAAAGGAGCCATCCCTGCAGCCTGTTGAGCCATACTCCCCAATCCTGCTACGACATCTTGCCCTGCCATAGCTGCATTATCTGCCTCAGCAGCTGCGGCCATCTGTGCCCCTTCTATCTCTCCCATATCTAACTGAGTATTGATGTCTCTTAAGCGACTGTCCTCATCAAGTATACGCTGCTCTCTCGCTTGTAACTCTTGACCGTAAGCCACACGCTGCCCCTCTAGCATTTGGTTTTGTGCACCTTGAATCCTACCTACTTGAGCGGCTCCCCTTTGAGTTTCTTTTGCCGCTTGAGTAGCGTTAGCCCCTTGCTGTAAAGAAGCCTCTATAGCCATAGTGTATGGGTCTTTATTTATAGACGATGCCTCTTGATAGTTTACATCAAGACGCTTACGAGCCGTTGCCATAGCCTCTCTTGCGGCTGTTTCAGCTTTTCCCTGTGCTTTTTTAGCTTTATTCTGCTGACTCATAGAAATACCTGTAGTAGTAGCTGTAATCCCTAAAGAGACAATGCCTGTTATTAGTCCTGACATAGTAAAAGTTTATTTAATATTATATGTTCCGGTAACTCCCGGAAATCTACTGTATATACCTCTTCCTCTGCCTCCTCAATAGTCGTGGCATCAGTTCGGTATACACATGTCCAAGTGCAGTCTTCATGCATATAAGCCACTCTCTGAGTACCTATCTCTGTCATGACTTTCATTGGAGCTTTAATTCTTTTTACCTCTCCTGTATCTAAGAGGATAGACATCTCTCCTGACATAAAAAAAGATGGATGGTTTTGTTTGTGTATAAAACTTACAACCAAAGAACCTTTAGGCATAAATACTTCACGAGTATAAAGCCCATTATCTAAATGATGAGTTAAAGGAAAAGATTCCTCCATCTCTTGAGTGTGATGAATAGCGGCTCCCTCCATAGAAGATATTTGTTGAGAAAACGTATCTATCTCTTCCCATATCAAACCCCTATTTTGGTGCACATGAGAAAGTAAGTCCACAGGAGAAGTGCTGAGGAGATGCTTAAAGTCAATAGCAGGAGAGAGGACGGTACTCATAAATTCAAAGATACGGTGTTTTAAGGATAAGATTTCATGACCTCAGACTTAACTGCAAATAACTCTACAGCCTCTGTATCTATGTTAGTAAGAGTGAACACACCATAGTGCCCAAGGATACCATGAGACTCCGCTACAAGGTTCTTAAGAGACATGACGTAGTTTACTTGTGCGGTAGGGATAACTCCCACACCAACCTCTTGCTGTACTACTATAGTGTTTATTGAATTTGGAATATCAACATTGATAGATGTAATTTGCCCTAAGTATACAGGAGCAAGGACAGCCGGGAATGCAACAGGGACACCATAGTAGATGCTATCTCCTATACTAGGGATACTTCCAATAGGTCGAGTTAAAGGGAAAGAAAAGGTGACAACCGTTGCAGGTGATTGTACAGCAGTTACGCTATTCCCGATACCATTAGCCGAGCGAAGGGGAAACTCTTGTGCAGGAGAAGCAGGTGTAGTACCTTGGTTTCTCAGAAAAGCAAACCAATCAGATTCTTTTTCTACAAAGTAATCTGAATCAATAAATCCTGTAGTCTGCAGCTCGCTAACAAAAGTAGCGGCCCAAGCGTGGTCTCCTTCTAAAGATAAGGTCTTAAAGAGTTTATTTACTACAGGCTCTTGGTTGAAAACACTTTGTAGGGTAGCATTGTATTGAGCCCCATAGTAATTATTCCTTGTCTCGTTAGTGTTATGTCTCCATAGATTGCCTCCTGAAAAAGAATAGAAGTATTGATTCATGCCCTGCATCCACTCAGGGACAAAGGAATAGAAAGAAGGCCACCCTTGTGCGGGAGGACTAAAAGTTAGAGTATAGTTGGTTTTAGTTACTGACATATCTTTTTATTATGGGCATGGTGTAACAACTGTAATGACTCCATTTACGTCTGTCTCTATTAGCCAATATTGCGCTGCTGTTCCTATTTTATAGTATCCGACCGTCGTTCCAACAGGTGGAGTTCTAGGGAGTACTGCATCTTCATCTTGAAAAACCCAATCGTGAACTACGGGCTCGTCAGCAGCTCCGCTAACTTTACCTAAATATATCGTGAAGTCTAACCCCTCTAGCGTACTGCAAGTTTGGTTTGTTGTAAGCCCTCTAGTACTAGGGATAGGTGTAAGTTTAGTAGGGCATTCTACAGTTAAATTCCAACTAGGAGTGGTTTGATTATTAATAACCTGTGCTACTTGCAACTGAACCGTTGAAGGACTACTTAAAGGTTTTGGGATATAAGCAATACACTCGTCGGGACTTTTACCTGTTGTGGAAGAAATCTGTGTAACAAATATATCAACGTTAGTTCCATTTTGAGCAAAAGCTCCATTAAAATACTCCCATTCATTTGTCAGTAATATTTGAAGAGGAAGAGCAGGTGCAGTAGCAGAATTTCCCATATATGTTAACCCATCTGTTACGGTAGTCCCATGATATCCATCTTGCTCCGAACTAAATTTATTAAAGACAGTGTTATTATAAATCGCTCGTATCCCCTGAGGATAAACTTTAGGGTCAAAAGTAACTTTAACCGCTCCCTGAGCCGCACCTAAATCTACAGGCACTAAATACAAACCATAGCCTGCAAGACCGTCAACTACGTTTGAGCCACAGGGACTATCACAAGATGGACATTGAGCTCTAGGAAGAAGAATGCCGTTTTGTAACTGACGTACAATTCCCTCTTGGCTATACCATCCATTAGGGGCAGAAGTAGTAAACGCAGGGGTAGTAAAGATTCCCGTTGACGTTAATAGGTTAGGCCCGTTTAAATAATAAGTTCCGATAGTTGCCATTAGATATGATTATGTGCAATCGCACTTTGTTATTGTAAAATTAACTCCTGTGGTTGGTCCTGAAATAATACTTATAACTCCATCGGCACACAAGGTAGTACTGTTATTAGCTCCCAAAGTAATAGTTGTTCCTTTTACTCCATCACAATTTGTGTATCGTAAAACTACTTGAGAAGAGGTGGTGTTACTTACTAACCACTGCGTGCACTCTCCGGTAGCGCATGTACAATCACAACAAGCATCGAATGGGCTTGTAGTACTGTAACATAAACTTACTTCCGTAGCTGTTGAGTAGTTCCAAACAAGATAGAGGTAGTCATTATCATTTGCTGCGGGCATAGGGAAGTTTGCCGAGAAAGTAGGCGTAGTTCCCGTAGGGGTAAGAGTCGCTGCAGCAGTAAGTAAATTTCCTATACCTGCTTCAGTATTTGGATATAAAGTAGAGCTCCTTAGCCATAAAAACTTATCTGTAGCTACGTTTAAATTGTAATCATCTGTCGATTGCTTATCCGAAATTAAATACACCGTAGCTCCCTGAGCAGGTATAATCCCCGCTCCTTGAGGTCCTGTTATCTGAGAATACTGAGATACTACACGAGAGGATGTAGAGGTTAAAAATGAAATCTGATTCGAATGAGTAGGAGAAGAAAATACTCCATCTGTCCAACGATATTGATTATGAATTGTTTTGCCTGCATCGGAATTATTAGTTAGAGTAACTAAAATAATATTAATGGTATCTGCTACAGGACACGCTACTGAAAAATTAACCAAAGCAGTATCGGATGATGAAGGAACGGAGAATACAATATCCAACTGTTCGGCTGCAACAGAGTTTTTTACAATCGTTACAGTACCTGCAGAGTTAAAAGCCGCATGAGTAGTCGTAACACCGTTATAAGTAGTGGTAAAAGAAAAAGTGTCGCTTACAAAGGGAGTAGGCCAAGAGATTACTACATCGCCTACCGTCCCTCCAAGGTTGTAGCAAGCACTTATGTTTTTACCTTTTATATTATATGTTTTAGTTATTCCACACTGTATACATGAAATTTCTTTAGGTAGAGAAGTAAGGTTATTTCCAAGAACATACTCGTTCATATATGGGTCATACCCGCCAAGTTTTTGAGAAGTAAAGTTTGAGATGAACATATCCCTAAACCAACTTCTCATACCTGCTTCGGATACCACTACAAGAGATTCAGAAGGTCCACTTCCTGTGAGTTGTATAACAGCTCCTCTTTTGGCATCCGTAAAGTATTTAGACGGTCCCCATTGAGCAAAACTTTCAGGGTTATTACTGATACCAAACTCTTCTATTCTAGCTATCTGAGTACCTAAAATTTCAGGTATAGAAGCTACTACCCCTCCTCCCGTAGAGTCTGAGATAAGATTCTTACTTGCAAGTACATACGATATCTTATCCTCTTGAAGGACAAGGATATTGGTGTCTTGAGCAAACATTTTTTCGATAGGACCGAAAGACTCTTCTAAAGTTTTATAGTTTGCTAGACCAAGGTTAAACTCATTTAACTTATTTAAGTTAAACTCATTATTAAAGACCCCGCTATAGGTCATATCTGCAAATCGGTCTGCTCTCTTAAAATCTTGAGCAGCTACTGTAGTAACTCTATTCCCAAGAGCAAGAGCTCGCCCTGACATGGAGTCACGAATCTTATAACTCTCTACTCCGTTTCCGAAAGCAAAACAATTAAAGAAAGCGGTGTCAACCACTCCGCTAACATTACCTGCAATATTCTGATTAGTAACATTCCCGCTATGGTTTCCAAGAGCGTCAATAGAATACGATTCAGATGACTCATACCACACATCAGGTAAAGCGTCTACAGGCTCTGTTTCAAAAACGATAGTGTTCTCTGCTCTTACTACATCTATTGTGGCTTTGATACAAGACTTTTTATTGTCATTACTTACACTTCCACACGCTCTAGTTCCTGTTAATGCTAATCTTATTTCATTACTAACAGGATTCATGTACCATCTATATTTGTTAGTATTTAATGAGGGTGTAATACCATAGAAATTTACTACAGAAGCTGTAGTCGGAGTTATGTATTCATTTTGAATAGGGTCTCCATCTCCTCCCACCTCTTGTTCTCCGTCATCAATAGTTTCCCCTACATTATCCCCATTCCACCAATCAATTATATTACCATATGTTTCACTAGAAATATATGTTTCATCAAATTTATATATCCTTCTTTCACAAGCATTGTTTCCATCTCCGGTTCCTTTTCTAGAAAATTCGAACCTAAGGCGAATACTACTACCTACAGGTATATCATAAATAGGATATACATCTCCATCAGGAGCAGAAATCGCAGGGTCTAATAAAGCAGAAAAATTATAAGCTCTTTGAACAAACTCTAAATTATCAAAACTGTCTTTTCCTGCACAATAATTTAACGTACCGGGATTTAAAGATGCAGCGTCTGTTAAAGAACTATTAAATTCAGAGCTTCTAGTCTGCATATATACCCCTTGAGGAACAGAAATAACTGTACCTGTAGAATCTGTAGGAAGAATAAAGTCTTCTTCTTGAGCTTTTTTCTCAAGGACAGTTACATATTTACAACTATTTAAAGGTCCATCAACATCTCTTTTAACAATAAGCCTGTCTCCTTCTTCTACTTTAGCAGCATTCTCTCCTTGAAGTAAGAAATAGTCAGTTGCAGTTACAGGGTCATAGAAAAATATACTTGTATACACAGTGTTGTATGAAGCTTCATCAGGTTTAATAACAAACTTATATCGCTTGGCAAAATCAGGAGCTTCTTGCGTTGTGGGTATAGTAACTTTAATGGAGTTTTTAGCAGCAGACTTGCTGCACCCAACATGAATGGTGTTATCGGGGCTTACTAAGGCTGTAGTGGCACGATTGAACTCATCCATGTATACGATGCCTATTTCATATCCTCGGTTACTATGGAGGCTCTTAGGGCTTCCAAGATTAGAGAAACTTGTGCTAATAGCACTAACAGAATAGTACTCAAATATAAAAATACCGGGATTTAAAACATCGGAAACAAACTGCATAGCAGGAAACTGAAAGCTAATAATGTCAGTTCCGTTGTCATGAGTGGTTAGTACAGGTTCTCCGGGCCCGGTTATACCACTTGCATACTTATACATCGGAGTTGGGTTCCCTCCCTGCAAGCTGTCAGTTATAGTACAGTTAAAAAGGTCTGTTAAAGTCAACCCACTACAAGAAGTAGGGACGGTAGCGCTATATACAGGAAGTATATTTGAAACTGTACCTATCTTTTCTTGAAAATCAACACTTGCATACAGCTCACTTACCGAGTTGTAATTCTGAGTGAGGGTATATAAAAAATTTAATTGCCTGTCTGTAGACTCTTCAACAGGAGGGCTAGTAGGGTTTCCATTTGCAAAATTATAGTGAGTAAAAGAAAGCGTAAGGTCTATAGTCGCTCCCGTTTTTAAATTACCCACTGCGTTGGTAAGGTCAAGGTTTAGTTGTGAGTTATTAGGGTTTACATTTGCTATCCAAGTATATAAAGAGCTTTCTCGGTTATAAGCAAGGTCTTTAAGTCCAATCGGCTCGCTAACAAGGTCTGTGCGATAGGTGAACTGAGTTGGGGCATTCCGTCTCTTTAAATCAAACCCATCTACATAGTTCCCGTACATAAGCCTATTCCCCATAACAGTTTGAGCTTTAGCTAAAAGAGGAACGTTATCATACAGTCTAAGTATTTCAGAAGAAGGAAGTACAGTAAAAATTTTACTGTTAGAAAATGAGAATGTCTCAAAAACATTATTAGCAATACCGTCATTAACTTTATTTATCTTCTCAATAACTTTGATAATATCGCTAGTCATCTCTTTAAATAGAAGGTCTATACCAACTACTAAAGGACCTCCGGAATTGTAGGTTACTTGACAAGCATTGGTCGAGTTTACCATCCCTTCATTCAAGTAAGACTCATTGCTTAACTGATACTGCTCAGGAACAAAAGAAGGAGCAGAAAACTGTGATATAGCAGAGTATTCATTGTCCTTATATTTATACCTATATGCAAAAGAGATAAGTCGGTCTTCTAAGTAGTTTTCTTCTCCTTGAATATTAAAAGGAACAATAGTAGGTGCAGCAATAGGAGGTGCTTTTATAACAAGGATATCCTCAGCAGAAAAACCATCTATATTCGATACAGGGTCAGCATAGTTTTTATTAACGTTTATCCTGCGTGGTTGGTTTAAATCGTCAGTGAAAAATAACAGGTTATCTATTAAATTAATCCCTGTAATAAGATATGTCTTAGAGAAATTAAGAGTAGTGTTAACACCTCCTCCATCGTCAATACTAACAAGGTGATAGGTAAGAATTAAAGTCTCGGTGTTATAAGAAACAATAAGGTCTAACTTTCCTGTCGCTCCTACAGATGAAAAATTATCATCGTGGATAAACCAATACATAGTCTCTTGCTCTCCGTCAGCATAAGCTCCTATACATGTGGCATCAACGCTTAAAACTGTTCCGTCTATATACTCAAGAGTAGTAAGCCTGTCATTACCCTTAGAGTTCTCTACAGACCCGACTTCCGAAGACTCAGTAGAACCAAGTCGGATATTTAAAGCATCAATATATTCTCCGTCCGGGATAAGTCTCTCATCCACGACTTTGTTCATGCGACCCGCAATGAAATTCCTTATAGTATTTGCCATATTACTTTAACCATTTGTCTTTGCCACGCATGTTCATTAACAAACGGCCCGGATGAATATTACTTAGACGAATTTTAGCATTGCGAAGTAACGCAGCTTTCTCTTTGCGTGCTCTCGATACAATATACTCTTGAACACCTAACTTAGAGTTAAGTATAGAGTAGCGAATATAAGCATATACAAATTCCTCAAACAGTTTGTTAATAGTTACACTAGCGTCATTTCCGTTCTCCATACCATCAGACACGTACTCAAGCGTTACCAATTTATTGTTCATACCTGAACTAAAATTAATTACACCACCTTTTTTGTCTATAGAAAAAGTAGGGTTAACATTTGCCGTTTCAGTATTTAATCCAAATCTTGCACCTATTCCATAAGAGAAATACCAATTACCTTCAAATTCCCATCCTTCCGTTCCGTTGTAAGGACTATTAGAATTAAGGTATATACTTCTCTTACCTCCTGTAATACGCTGATAAGACATATCAGAGAACTCAGGCTTTAAGACGTTTCCATCTTGGTCAAATAAAATCTTTGAAGCATTGTCTTGTATATAAGCATTGCTCCAATTGGTTTGAATATTTTCCGTTAAAGGAAATAACAAGCCGTTTTTATACTCTGAAATACGAACCCAATTAACGTAGTCCTGAGGGAGGATATACCTCAAAGCCTCACCTACGGATAGCTCAAGGATTTTAACCTCTTTAAAGGCATCGTAATTGAGCTCCATGATAGCTCTCTTAGCATGGAAGAGAACTTTAAATCTGTCTTCGTTATTTACAAGAGAGTGGTTTCCACTGTAAATCAACATAAAGTTGTTTACAATATCCGAGAGAGAGACAAATTGATACGACCCCCAATTTTCATTAGTAGGCATAGCACCTTCATTCTCGTAATAATTATAATCTGTGATATACGGCATTATGCTTGTTGTTGAAGGTTTTTAGTTTCTTCAGCTTGTGCGTATGTATACACATCCATCTCTCGAATAGATATACCGCACATCTGTAGAATTAAATTTACTAACTGTGGTTCATCATCAATAGGAACTTCAAAGTCTTGGAAGTCAGCTTGACTATCGTCAAACACAGGTTCTCCTCCTGTAATTAAAGCGTATGTCCAATTGGGGTCAAAAGGATAGCGGATATATTGCGCTTGTACTTGAGCAGCTTGATTAATAGTAGCAGGGAAAACAGTTAAAAGATTACCTTCAATAGTATAAGCAGGGAAAACTGTAGTAGGTGCTAGTAACATAGAGTTATTTAGCATAGTGATTTTGCTATGTGTAACAGCCTCGGCTTCTCCTGTAAACACCGCAGGAGTTGCATTTGTAAAACATAAGACTTTGTTTAAAAGATAGAAGTCATCTGAAGTAGTTGCTATAGAAGGAAGGTTATATACATTAGTTCCCGCAGTAACAATAGACAAGTCATTTGTAACAGAGAAGATATCTATAGACTCTGAAATACTCTTAGAAGCATCGGCATACTCAGTGCCTGACCTACGTGCATTCTCTTTGTTTAAAGCGTTATTATAATCTGAGAAATAGTTCTCAAAAATTGTAAGCTGTGCTTGTTTAGCAAACAAGTTAAAGTCTGCCGGAGATATATACCCATAATTATTCTTATTGAGTACGGACAACACTGTGTTTCTAACGGAATTTATCATGAGTAAACCTTTCCTCAAAGATAGACAAAAAAAAAGAGCCACTAATAGCAGCTCCTTTCTAATATGTATTGTCAATAAGTACTATGCAAATGCAGTAACTGCAACATCATCAACCTCTTCTCCTACAGGGACAGCTACATCCCATACAGGTCTTGTCCAACTTGTTTGAGCAGCTTGTACACATGCCTCTTGAATAGCTGAAACCATGGCAAAAGTAAAATTAGCGCTGTTAGTAACAGAGTAGTGATAGGCAGCGTCATCAGAGCTATAGATTTTAACCTCACTTGCGGTTGCAAGTTCAGCGAATAATCCTTGTCCTACAGGTATTAGCGATTGCTTAGAAGCGCCTGTTTGTATACGAATATATTTTATCATGAGAATGCAGTTAATGCGATTGAAGTTACGGCTACTCCTGAAGGTATTTGAACTTCAACTTCAGAGTTTTGCCAAGTAGTTGCAGAAGCTCTTTCTAAAGCTGTGTTAATGTTTACAAGCAATACTGCTGTATCTGTATTACTTCCTGTTGTTACCAATTTGTAGTGATACAGAAAAGCATTTTGGTTATAAAGCCTTGTTTCTGTTGCATCTACCTTATCCGCAAATAAGCCACTCCCTACGGGAACGTTATGAACACCTGCGGTAGTGTTAAATTTAAGGTACTTTTGCATCTTTAAAAAATTAGATGATTAATAAAAACCAAATATACGCATAAAAAAAGGGACGCAAATTGCGTCCCCTTTAAACAGTATTGACCGAAATATATTGTCCTTTAAGTATTAAGCTACTGTAAAGATAAGACTTTATAGGTGTGTTTCCAACATCTTTAAAGCTTCTACACCTTCATCGGTAATAAAGTATGACTCACATGCCGTCAAAGACTCTTCTCCGAAAGGAATGGTAAGCATTTTCTTTTTGCTTGCTGCGGTATTAAACCACACCTCAGACTTATTACGTCTATAAGTTAAAAGAGATTTGCTAAAGAAATTTTGGATATTCGACTGCAACTTTAGATGCGGGTCATTAACAATTTCTAAAAACCTCTGTGGGTCATGGCGAGCCTGAATTAAAAGGTCTCTACGTAACTCAGATGTAGTTAATGTAGATGGGTCTATACCATACATTACACGGGCGACATTTTCTGATTGCTCAATACTTAATGAACGGCACTCAATTAAAGCGTCTACTTCATAGTTTAAAGTTTCCATCTCTTTAGCAGCATCGCGCTCAAGATTAATCTCCACGAATCTACCTCCATTTAAAGGATGAAGATGTAGGAACTTTTGTAAAGCAGGGTTGTTTTCAGGTACGGTTAGCATGCCATCAATAAAAACAATAGGTTCCACTACTACGTGTCCGTCTTGTTCATCTACATAGATAGATTGTTGGTTGGCTGCATAACGAATCTCTCTATTAACTTTTTTGACATCGTCAAACTTAAGCATAGGTTGTCGTTTGTTTCCTCCGGGACTAATGTAGGTGGAGAGAGGGGCTGCATTATTTGTTAATTTATAAGCCCTAGTTTTTGAAACTGATTTGTTTTTCATAAAGATTAGATTAAAATTAAAAAAAATAAAAGGACGAGGGTTTGAACCCTCGTCCAATTACCATATATATATTATTGCTCGAAGATAAAGAAGTTATTCGCTCCTAAAGTGCATACTGCACGCTCAGAAAGGAAATGAACTTCCATAGCATCAAGCCCGCTGTTAGACGCTCCTCCTGCAGAACCTGTAATCCAAGTCTTGTAACGACGGTCTTCCGTCTCAGACGCACGGTAACGCACGTGTAAGAATGGACGCTTCGCGTTCTTTCCTAAGATTTGGTCATACACAGAAGTTGAACCTGCAGGTACTAAAAGACCATCAATAGTCCCGCTTCCTGCTGCTCCATTCAATCCACCACGCATAGTTGGGTCATTGAGGTATTTCCAATCAGACTTGTAGAAGTCATATCCACGACGGAATCCTGTGAATCCGAGGTTTAATGCCATCTCCTTATCGTTATCGAATAGACCATATGAAGTACCACCCGCTCCGTAAGAGTTTTGTGCAGCTAACATATCGTCAATTTGGAATCCGAAGTTACGGTTAACAAAGACAACGTTCTCTTCAATAGCTCCTTGCTTGTCAAGTCTGCTTATGATAGAATCCCATCCCGCTAAATCTACCGGAGGGCCTCCTGTCCAAACGTTTCCACGCTCATTAACTACGTAGAATACACCTTCAGAACCTTTGTTTCCAACAGATGTAGTCGCAGTAAGAGCAGCTACTCCTGAACCTACTTCAGCAGGAACGGCTTCAATCATTGCAGTCTCCAAGTAATCGTCGAAACGAAGACGAGTCTCATGCTCAGACTTTAGGTACCATAGGTATCCGTTAGCTCCATTCTCTGTAGTTACTTCTACCCATCCAATCTGTGCCATATCAGAACCTGATACTGCATACTTATCTTTAATGATAATAGGTGAGTTATTGAAGAATACATCGTCAGCTTCTAAAGAACCTTCCATAGCTACAGAACCTTTTCTGAACTCAGAACCGTAGATGAAGATAGTGTACTGAGTTGCAACCGTTGTTGTAGTAATACCGTTTGCACGATAAAAAGCCACAACAATTGTGTTTGCTGTTGTATCTGTTACAATCGCCTTTAAAGACTGAGGAGTATTTGCTCCATCCTGAGACTGAATAAATACAGTCTGACCTTTACGGATAGCTTGAGTAGCTCCACCTGAAAGGGTAGGGTCAAAGTTGGTATTCGGGATAGTAAACGTAGCTACGTCTGAATTAGTAAGAACTGTAGTAGTACAGTTAGTATACTTGATATGTAAACGTCCTTGTTCTGCCCACTCGATGCGGTCAGAGTTAGAAGGCATCTCAGCTCCTACCATACGTAGGAAAGAAGCGAGTGTTCGGTTACCGTAACGTTCAAATTCTTTCTCGTATGTATCAGGAAGATACTGATTCAAGAAATCGAAGTTGGTAATATAATTCGTTGAGGTCGGCACCTGTTGGGCACTCGGTTGCAACGCATATGTTGGGTCGGCTTTTACGCTCATAATAGTTTTAAATTAATAATTAATTAAGTAGTACGTCGTGCACTGCTTATTTTTAGGCCTCGTCCTGATGCAGGGGTTACAGAACGAACTTGCATGCCCCCCTTAGAAGCTGAATTTTGTGGAGCACCACGTTCAGACATATTGATATTTTTTGTCTTACGCATAACTCCATCAACTGCCTCCGCTTGACCTTGTTCATAAAAGAACTTGGCAAATTTATCGGGGTTCATTGCTATCGCTAGTGACCTGTGGTAACCCACGGCATCCTTGACTAAGCCTTGCTCATCTACGTATCGGTTTATCCAATTCATAGGTGTTTCCTGTTGCTTCTTCAATTCAGTCCTATCTCCGGGAGAAAATGTGTAGGGTTGGTCGTTTACATTGAACTCAAAACCTTTGAACTCACTTCCAAATACTTCGTTTGTTTTTTCGTCAAACCAAGTCTTTCTACGCATTTGCTCTTCCTGAGCAGTCTTCGCGTTAGCGGTATATTGCTTATACTCAGCATACTCTTCGGAATTTTCTAAAGAAGGCGACCCAATAGACTCAAGGGGAACGCTGTATTTTTCTTTAGCATCTTCGAAGTATCTCTTCGCTTTTGCAATAGTTTTCTTTTTTGCTAGTCGGATTTTTCTAATGTCACCCTCATCATCGAGGTCTTCATCAAAACTATAATCCTCCATCATAGCATTTATATCTTCCTCATCAAGTCCTTCTTCCGTTGCCGTTAGATATTCCTTGATAAGATTTTCGGGATTCATAGTGTCATAGTCTTTGTTTAATTGAACAAAGTCTTTTACACCACGGCCCGTTTCTTTTTTATACTTAAAGAACGCTGACACCTCTTCGTCCATTTCTCCGGACTCTTCTCTCGCCTCTTTTAAATCGTCTAGAGAGTTTATATTTCTTCCTAGTCTATCACTAATAATAGATAGAAGTTCGCTTTCTTCCATCTGTGGTTTCTCTATTACAGGTTCTACAACCTCTTCAGAAACTACCTCTTCAGGAGTACTATTTAAACTTTCCTCATGCTTTTCAAGCAATGAAGACTCAATTTCGGCAGCAGACTTTTGCTCACCTTCTTCTACAAGACGTACTTTCATTTCCATATGATTAGATTTTTTTCAAAGTTACACTAAAAATATTCTAGATTTATACTTACCTTGGATTAAACTGAGCAAGGTCAAAACCATCTAAGCTATCTTCATTAGATTCAAAACTCTGTGCAGGTAAATTATTCTTCCTTTGATTGATAAGCTTAGACTGTTGAGTATTCTGTTGACTAATCCTATCAGACTTTGCTGCTTCTTTTTGAGTGTCTCTAGTTTGGATATTATTTTCAACCATACCTTTCACTTGCATCTGATACTGAAACTCAACATCCATAAGCTGTTGCTTAAGTTGAGCCTCGTTATTCATCTTCTCAATATCAAAAGCTACCTCAGCTTGTTTGAGCTGCATCTTACCTTGAATTTCCATTTGACTCTGCTGCATAGCTAACTGCTGTGCCATCTCTTGAGATTTAAGAGCTTGTTGAGATTGCATAGCTTGCTGTTGCATCTGCATCTGCTCCTCTCGGTCTTGTTTAGCTATACGCTTCATTTTAAGAAGTTGATTAGCTAACTTAAGGTTACGTATCTCACGTATATCAATAGCGTCTTCAAGGTTGATATCTCCTTTAGAAAGTGCCATATTGATATTGGCTTCAAGCTGCGCTTTCTGCTCTTCGTCAGGAGCTATTTCAATAAAGATTCCAAAGTCATATATATACAAGTTATTAATATCCTGAAGGATACTAACGTTATATTTTCCAATCTGATTGGCAAACTCTTCTTTAAAGTCAGCATACTGTAAGATATCTGATACCCTATACGTTAAGCTTTCAGCTAAAGTTCTATACATATATAGGCTTGCATCTAAGATATGTCGTGTAGCAGTATTAGAATTTAAAGCAGCTAGTTTCTGCACTCCAACCAAAGAGTACGGGTCAGGAGTAGAGCCATCACGAGCTTCATTAAGTCCCGTAACATCACGAATCATCTGAAGATAGTGATTCATGTTTTGGATAAGCATCTGTGCTTTGCTTGCGCCTGAACTAGCCGTAAGCTGTGTAATAGGAACCTTAGCTTGGTTATAATCTCCTTCTTGAGTATAGCTTCTTCCAATAACCGAACCTGTTTGAAAGTATAGCCTTAAAGCATCCTCAGGGTTATAGGCATTACCCGTTCCTAAATCCACTTCGTTTAGTCCGTCAGCATCTATATATACTCCGTCAGGAACTACTCTAGAAATTACTTGCTGTAGCTTTAAGTGAGTTATCTGAATTAAATCAGCAAAAGGTATCATCCTACGAGTTAAAGACTCTATAACTCCCTTATACATACGAGGAGCCGAAGCCACATAGTTAGGTATAGCATACTGCGAAGCTGACTTAGGGCGAACCATATTTTCTGCTGCTTCCCACTTAAGAACAATATTTGTTCCCATAACCATTACTCCATCATACCATACATCAATTGTTTTTTCAATTTTTTCAAAACTACCGTCTTCCATCATCTCTACAGGTGGATTGAATTGGTCGTCTTTTTCAATCATCCTAGAGCCACCTCCTTCTAAATTTTTCTTTTTATAGACAATCTTTTTAGTGGTCTTGTAGTTAAAGTACATCAAAGTTGTAGTATCACGATAGAATATATCGTTGTCATAATACTGAGCTACATTATAGTAGTCATACCAACTTTGCCCACTTTGTGAAATCTCCTCTAAATCTTCTTTAGTTAAGGTAGGGTCAATTTTTAAAAGCTCTGTAATAGGAAGAGTTTTAATCTCACCCCAATAGAAACAGTCTTTAAACTGTGGGTCTTCTGTGTAACTATAGACCACATTCGCAGGGTCTACATAACTTAACTTAACTCCTGTGCCGGGTAAAAATTCGTGTTTAGATACCGATATGCCTAAAACTGTTAAATCATAGTCTAATCGTCTCCTAATGTCGTCATAGTGATTTGAATCAAAAATAGTATTTATAGCTTCTTCCTCTGCAATTTCAATAGCAGGTTTATAATTAAGCTGCATATATAACTGTAGTTCTTCATCGGAAGTAGGCAACTCTTCAGGAGGCATCACAAAAGTATCTACCCCTGTTTTTTGTTGAATAGTTTCAAGTATAGGTTTAGCGGCCATCTGACCCTCAATCATATTCTGATACTTACTTCTTTTAGATTGAGACAATGCATCTTGAGCATATGCTTTAACTTTAAATAAGCGTTCAGACATACCATTAACAACGATATCCACAAACTTAGGAAGGATAGGTACAGGGGTCCAATCTAAATTTAGATAAGATAAATCTCCATCAACGGCAAGCTCGTTTTTGTATTTTGCAATAGACTGTTCTCCACGAGCATACAGACGCAACCTATTGAAATCACGTGCTTGGGTATAAAATCTACATTGATTACTCGTTTTTTTAAACCACTCATATTGAATAGCTTGACCAATCTGTAGTCCAAATTCCACTGTTGCTTTCTCTGCGTCAGACACAAATTGGCTAGGAAAACCTGCAGATGATATGTTTACTTTGACATTTTTCATCTAATTATCTCACTTGTTGTTCCATGATTTTTATACTGAGCGAAGGTAAGGCTTAATTTTTTCGTCTTTTGTACAGGAGTGTATAGATGTTTTTGATTTGCCATAATAGCTAGTCCTGAACTAATAGTAGCGTCATATGCCGTTCTGTTACTTATATCAAACTTGGCCCAATCCTCAAGTGTTCTTACAAAAGGCATAGTACCCATGTCATCAGAATCTCTAAACGTACCTTCTAAATCTAATCCTATATGCTTCTCTATATATGACTCTATAGCTGAGGCATGAGCTTGTTTTATATCCTCCGAAGAGTTGGGCATCCCTCCTAACTCTCGCTCAGTTTTGGAGAGTTTATTAAAATGCTTATCAGGTCGGTTCATACAAAACCCTCTGTACCCTCTATTCTTAAAGTGATAAAGCAATCTAGGTTTGTTATTCTCTATAAGGATAGGCATCCCATAAAAGACACAAGCCATAAGGACTTCTTCGAAAAATATCTCTGCCGTCTGAGGTCTCGCTACATACTCTAAAAAAAACTCATTGGTAGGAGCTTCGTCCATATGAAACTTTGTCATTCCGTGAAGAGCTCCATTAGAGCCTCCCCCTCCTACTACTCCTGATATATCGTAAGAGTCACACCCAAAAGACCCAAGGTGTTCATTACCGGGGTATTTAACCGCTCCCCTTGTCTCTACTCTATTTTGTAATGTAGGGTTAGGAGTCCATCCTACTTTAAACCTACCTCTATTGTCAGGATAGAAAACTACTTTAGAATCTATCTTTCCATCTTTCCATCCAAAAGACCCTTGAGTAACATACTGTTCTCGGATTAAAGACTCAGCGTAGTCTAACTGCTGATAGATTTTAGTGAGGTTAAATAAAGAAGACTTACTCTCATCCCTAAAAGCATGCGACTCTGTACGAGGGAACTGTCTATAAAATTCATTTAAAGCGTCAGGGTCGTTTTTTAAAGACTCTACCTCAGCCTCCCAATATGTTAACGCTCCCGACTCAATCATCATATCGTCTATACCCTTAATAGGTTTTGTAGGTTTATCTACTACAGGCTCTCCAAATCGGTCAATAAAACCCTCCATATTATATTCCATAGGAATAAATAAAGAGTATAGCCCGCTTTTAGTCTGACCGTTTCCATTACGGTTTTTTGCATTTGAGTCTTCATATAACTTCTTAAAGTTATCCCCTCCTTTACTTAAGGCATTAGAAGTAGAACCCATCAAACACTTACCTATAATTCGGCTACCTAAACGTAGACATGTTTTTGTAACACGCCAATTGTTTAAAATATTGTTTGGCTTTATCCATTTACCGCTCTCGTCATGTACAAGAAGTAATAATTTCTCTCCATCGTAAGAGTTATCATCTGTATTCTTCCAATCAATAGTGGTATCTAATCCATCTAACTCATCAATAGATAGTAGATGCATATTCTTTTTTGTAATCTTAGAGGCAGGTATCCTAAACGCTAGCTCAGTTTTAGGTTTGTCCATACCATCTTGTATAGGCTTAAAGAAAAAGGGTAACCTATTGGCTATAGGAACAACCTTATCGGTAAACATCTTCTTGGCATCAGAACCTGTTTTAGAAAGTATACCTACCCTAGCATCGTTAGCTAAAGTTCCGGTATTTACACACTCTGAAGACCCCATAAAAGAAAATCCTGAACGCCTAATTTTTAGGTACGACATCCCAAAACATCGGGTGTCAGCTTTACAAGCTTCCCAATATATAAAGAACACCCTATTCGCCTCACGAAAGTCAGGAAATCCTACATCTATAGTAGCCCACTGTAGATACATATAGTGAGCACCCGTGATATAAGTAGGTATACCGTTATTCATAAACCAATAGCCATGCTCTCTTTGGTCAAACTCCGTTTCGATATAATCTATCCACCTATCTTTAAATACTGCAGGCATTTCATTCCATTGGAATATAGAAGCTATCCTAGATAAAGGTTTTGGGAGAGGGGTGCGTTTCCAATACTGTGCCTCTTTTTTTTCTTCTTTAGATATATCTTTCGGTACAGGAGGAAGTCCTATATTTATACCTGATACATTTATCACCTCTCCTAACTCTCCTGAAGTAGAGATAATGATAATGTCATATTTAGAATTATATCCATATTGCCATGTTTTTGCACGGTTTTTATTGGACATAACATTAGTAGGTACTAACTTATGTACCGTCGTATATAGCTTATTTTTTTGCTCTTTGTTCTGCAAATCCCTGTTTACTATCGGTGCGACTTCCGCTACTACTCGCTAAGTTAATGTTTTCTTGCTCCACTTCAATCTTAGCCAATATGTCGAATGCATCAAATATGCATAGCTTTTTTGTAGCAGCAGCATTTTTAAGTCTATCCGCAGCTAACTCATCCTCAGGGTCGGGTTTTATAATATCCTCTAAAGCCACCTTTATTAATTGCTCTACAGCACGCTTCCCTGCTGCAATTATTTTTATCTTAAGCTCATTAGATTCCATTTGCCATAGTTATCTGATGGTCATATATTCTGTACAACTTCTCTCCATCAATATTAAATACATATTCCGAATCAGGGGTGAAAGATATCTTAGTTCCTTTTTTTACTCCTTGACTAAGGAGGTATTTATTAGTGTATACCATCTTACCCATAAGAGGCTCTTCAGTTCCGGGTTTAGACAATAAAGATTTCTCTATAGGAATAGGTTTAACGAAACAAAACCTGTCATGCGAATGCCATGAGCCATCTTGCTTATATAAGAAAAATTGGTCTGCATCTACAAAGAATAGGTCGTCACGGAAAAAACTCTTCCCGCTTTTTCTTCTCCCTTTTATATCGTTATAGAACTTAAAGACATTGTGGTGTACAAGCAAAGTGTCTCCTATTTTAATAGGACCACTATACCCTATAGGCAATTCTTTTACTATAGCCTCACGATTAGATGCGGAAGCATCTTCTTCTGAACTACTTATAATAAGGTCTATCCCTCCAATTTTTTTCGTATTGGAGTAACGCCTACCTAAAGAAGGTTGGACAATAAAATTAAAAGGTGATTTCATTAAAAGTTTATGTTGTACTCAATAGAAACAGGCATCGTCTCACGAAACTCTTTCCACAAGACAACAGTCTTCTCTCTTTCTATCCAAATTAAAATTGAATGGGTATCTTCTTCGTGCCTTATGTGATGAATCTTATATGCTCCGCTTAAAACAACTTGCCCTACAATATAGTGCATAGCTCCACCTTTATAGTCAGGTCCTACAGATATTTTTCGAATATCTCGGTTCATACCAAGGTCGCAGAAAGATTAAAATGAGCAGCAGTAATAGGATTGGTATTCGAAGTATTCATAATCTTTACTGATATAACATCATTTGTTGCGACAGTATTAATAGTTTGTAAACACACTGAAGCATACAAAGTGCCTGAGGCATTGATTTGTATAGTTTGACGAGTTCCTGCTATCTCTATTGTGTTTTTAAATAAAGCAATCTTTACTACAGAAGAAGCTGTCCCTGTAATGTTAACAGTAGACATGATGTTTGTTACCTGACTTGCCGTTCCGCTATAAATAATTTTATTTACATCAGCTCCGGTTCCAACAGCCCATAGCTTAGATACAGAAAGAACTAAAGTTCCTTCTAAAAAATAAAAAGTATCTAAAGCGGATATAGTAGTTGCCGTAGTAGAATCAACAGCAACAGCGGCATTTATATACCCTCCCGATGTAGCCAAACTAATAATACTAGCAATAGTATAATTTTTGGTTATATTTTGGTCTTCACTATCGGTTCCAATAAGTAAATCAGCTGTATCTACAACTGTATCAATTGGGTATGTGCTAATCCGCGACATCTTCTTTTTGTGTTATTGCTCCTGTTTGAACATTAACACTAACATCCTTGCCATATTTTTCTACAAGTTTCTCTTCCATACCTGCAAATCCTGTTTTAGTAGCCATAACCGCATCTAAAGCATCTTGTTGAGCCATAGTCGCGTCAGCGAGTTGAATTTTAGCTTGGTTAAAAGCAGAGAGAAGCTGTTGTAAAGATGTAAGTTCTTCAGCAGTAAGTTCCTTTTCAGGAGACATTTTAATTGTATCAGACATTATAATAGATTTAATTTAATTTAGCTCAAATATACGACTTTATTTCTTACGATTCTTACCCATTACGATAGCTTGAAGAATACGAGAAAGGACATTTACAATCTTATCGTCCTTCTTTGTTTCAGTCAAGGCTGTTAAAGTACCCGCTGCAGTAATAACGGCCAAGGCAATTACTGACCAATTTAATGTTATAAATTCCATATTAATTAATTTAAGAAGCCGAACTTCTCCTCGACTGAGAAAGAAGGACATGCTTTGGTTGAAAATTCATTATGCCCATGGATGGACAATTCTCCAAATATAAGCCTTAAACTTTTAACTATTTCTACAAAAGCCATCTCTTGAAGAACCGTCATAGTGTCTTTAGGCTCAATAGAGGCGTCTACACCACCGATATAACATATTCCGATGGAATCCTCATTCTCTCCGGATACATGAGCACCTTGCACCTCTATGGGCCTTCCTATCTCTGTCTTGCCATCAAGGTGAATGACGTAGTGATATCCGATATCTGACCACCCTCTTCCCTGTGGAGGAGGGTCTGAATGCCATCCTCGGATAGTTTCTACACTAACATCTCTACCTTCAGGGGTAGCAGAGCAGTGTAGGATAATTCTTTTTAAGTCTCTCACTTTTTTCTGATTCCTCTTTCCGCAAGCAAAAGTTTTATCTCGTTCATCCCCTCTACTAGAATATCTAAAGTTTGTTCCACCTTAGTTTCAGATTTCTCTAAAGAGAATAAACGAGATTTTATTTTCGTTACTTCGTTAGTCATTTTAATCCATGTTCCTAACATACCGGATACAATCCCTATCCCTAGGGCTATTATTTCATATTCCATTATCCTACAAGAAGTTGAAAGTTGTGTGTAAAATATTTTGTTGAAGTAAGCCTGCCTCTATAACTATAAGTTGCAAACACATAATCTCCCGAAGAAATAGACACTCCATTGATAGAGATATAATTTCTAGGTCTTGTATCAACATTAAGAGAAGGAGTGTCAACTTGAATAGCTGCTACCAATGTACAAGAAATAGATGTTCCGGGGTCATCACCATTTTCCATATCTGTAACAAAAGCTGCCGGAACTTTATATACTCTTACAAATGAATTAGTGCTAGAATTAGTACCTGCCGAAAACTTTACAGTTCCGGATATATTAATATCTCCTGATTTAGGAGAACGAAATAAAGCATTCATTACACTAACAGGGTCGCAAGAAAAAGTAGTTGTTCCCGGAGTTCCTAAAGAACTACCGGGGCTATTAGGACCTGCAATAACATTCCAATTAGAATCATTAAACCCATCAGCTCCTCCAAAAAGTAAGGCTCTAGCACTTGCATCTGAAGACGTTGTCATTTCTACTTTCCCACCACCGGAAAGAATAACATCTGCACCTCCTCCTGTCCATTTCATCTGTTGAGTTAAAGCCCCCGCTGTCTCCACAGACAATACATCGCCTGCATTTCCATAACCTGTGGGAAGTATATAGTTAGTGGTAAGAGCAAGTGTATCAGGACTTTTAATGCCTACATAACGACTACTTGTTCCGGCTGACAATCGTAATGTGGGGGCAGTAGTAGCACTATTTGTCCTTACAGAGAATGTGGAAGCATACACCTCATTCCCCAATGAATTAAATTTTGCTATTGTAGCTGCATTACTATCTAAAAAAGATAATGAATAAGTCCCTAGTGTAAGAGTCCTATTAGCATTAGAAGTAAGGTCAGTATTGGCAATATTTGTATCTGCTCCACCCGCAGATATCCAATCGGTTCCTGTACCTGTAGAGGATAACACCTGTCCTGCAGTTCCCACATCTCCGCTTGAATCTTCAAATGTACCTGATAATTGAAGACCTCCCGTAATTTGAAGCCCCGTTGAAGAAACGCGAGTTATTGGGGAAGATGACCCGTCTAAACAACAATCTATTTCGGTTTGGCCAACTTTAAATTCTCCACTTCCTGTTGCTCCACTATCATACTTAATTTCAAAATAATCAGCACCCGGATTAGAGTAAGCAGACAGAAGAACGGCTTCAGGACTTGTATCGTTGCCCATTTTAATCGTCGTGTTACCATATGTATCGCTACTATTTATAGTTAAGAGCCCATTTCCGCTTTCAGGTTTTACGGTAAGGTCTGCTTCAACGTTTACATCGTCAAGAAATTCAATTGCCATTAGTAGATTGCACTTATAAGTACTTTAAATTGATTAGTAGTAGGAACAGAGCTGAAAGTTAAGGCAACATTGTCCACATCGGAGCGAACTACCT